CACGACGCTCTTCCGATCTACCCAAAAAAATCCCGGCGGGAATTTTATATTTTACGTGTTCCTTAATGGGCTCATCCATTTATATTTTGTCCTCCATTTTTTCTTTGATCAGGCTTTACTCCTTTCTTATAGTAAATACCCTATAAGTGGATTACAGAGCCCATCAAGGAGCACGTAAGATAAGTAAGAGGTGAATACTTTGAAAAAACCATTAGGAAGTTCTAAACAAAGATCTTTTCCACAAGCTAGAACTCCAGATGAGAGAGAGAATCAGTTAATATCATTAGCTGTGGATTTAGCTGAACAGCAACTTAGAGATGGTACTGCAAGTTCTCAGGTTATTGCTCATTTCTTAAAACTTGGCTCTACAAAAGAGCGCCTTGAACGAGATATGATGGAAGAGCAGAAGAAATTGCTGCAAGCTAAAACCGATGCAATAGCATCTTCTAAACGAGTTGAAGAGTTATATGAAGAAGCGATAAATGCTATGAAACATTATAGTGGGAATGATTCCGATGATCAGGACATATAACGAGTTAATAAAACTAAAAACGTTTAATGAGCGATTTGAGTATTTAAAATTAAACGGAACCATCGGAGATTCTACTTTTGGATATTCTAGATTTTTAAATCAAGCATTGTATGCATCATTAGAATGGAAAACAGCACGAAATAAAGTTATTATAAGAGATAATGGTTGCGATCTTGGCATCGATGGTTATACTATTTATGGGAGAATTATAATACACCACATGAATCCTATAACAATAGAAGATATAAAAGAACATAACCCAGACATTTATAATCCTGATTATTTAGTAGCTGTTTCACATGATACGCATAACGCGATACATTATGGTTCTGAAAGTATTCTTCCCGTTGTAATAGAACGTTCTCCAAATGATACAAAATTATGGTGATAAGATGTTAAAAATAAAAAAACAATAGACTTTATATAACTCAAGGTGATACTTTAAATTTAAAAGTTAATTTAAGAAACAATGACGGCTCTATATATGAGATGAACGATACCGATACATTAACATATGTAATACGAAAAGACGATATAAAGTTATTAGGTACTATTAAAGGCAGTAATAAATTCACAATACAAGCCAATAAAATGGATACATTAATTCCAGGAAGATATCAAATGGAGATCACATTGAAAACTGCTGATAATCAATCATATACCGTATTTGGAATAACCGGCGAAAATGACTATAATCTCATAATATATCCATTAATAGCAAATAAAGGATAATGAATCATGAATAACATAGAAACTTGGTTTACGATAGATGGGTATATAGATACAACATTGACTAAAGTAGATCCAACTGTAAATAATATTCAAAAAATAATAAACTCTCCTACAATAATAGCTAATAATTTTGTAGTAAGTTTTAATAATTTAGTTATAAAAGGAGATGAATAAATGGCAAAAATAAGAGGATATATTTCTAGATTGAACGCTACGGAAGAATCGTCCAAAGAACTTAAAGATTTAGTTGGCGATATATTTGACGAGGTTATATTTAATGCATCGATACCAGAGATCGAATTAGTAATGGATACCAGAAAAATAGTTTTTACTCGTTATTCCGCAACTAAAGACGTTAGAGAAATAACAATTAAAAATGAAGATAGAGCATATAAAACATTTATAGATTCTAATGGTAATAGCGTTTCCGCAGGAAGATGTGTGGTATATGAGACTAATACTGGTATAATTATATCTATTGGAAGCTATGGAACTAATATCAATTATATAGGTGGTATTTCAAATATTGTATATAATAAAAATACAGGTACTATATGCTTACAAGGTAGCGGAAGTTATCTCCATATTAACTCGTCATTAACGCTAGACGCTATACATTTAAATGCATATACGGCGAAAAACGACACCCTATATGCGTGTCCAATATCAACTACTTGCATGTATTTGCCAGGAGCAGCGGTTTCCCCATATCCTGTAGTTACTGAAATAGTTCATGATAATGAACCGACTGGAATATATGCATTAACACAAGGTATGTTGATGAACGCGACCGTCTCAGACGGAGAAAAAAACATATTCATATCTAACGTTCTTGGTTTGGAGGATTAATATGAATAGTATATTAAATACAATAAAAAAGATGCTTAATATTGACTCCGAATTTACAGTGTTTGATATGGATATAATAATACATATAAATTCCGTATTAAGAGAATTAAATCAAATAGGCGTTGGCAAAGATAAATTCTCAATAACAGACGACACATCAACCTGGTCTGAATTTATTGACGATCAAGATATTGAAGAAGTTAAAACATTAGTATATTTGAAAGTTCGTTTATTATTTGATCCGCCAAGTAATTCAAGTGTATTACAGTCATTAAAAGAACTAATAAAAGAATACGAATGTCGATTAAATTATAAGGAGAAAGTAGATGAATGATATTTTAGTAGCCATAATATCTGCGCTTTCTTCATCAGGGTTTATGTCATTAATATTATATAAAGTTCAGAAAAAAGATAAACAAAAAGATATTGAATCAGCACAATCTAGATTACTTATAGGGCTTGCTCATGATCGAATACTTTCGTTAACTGACGCTTTAGTAAAAAGAGGTAACATTACTTTAAAAGAAAAAAGAAATTTAGAGTATTTATATAAACCATATAAAGAAGCTGGCGGAAATGGTGACTGTAAAATAGGTTATGAAGCTTGCCAAAAATTAGAAGTTATCTCAGATGAGAAAGGAGAGTTGTGATGAGTAATAAAACATACAACATATTAAAATGGATAGCACAGATATTAATACCAGCAATAGCAACTCTATATTTTGGTCTTTCTAAATTATGGGGATTTCCATGTGGAGAAGAGGTTGTAGGAACCCTTTCTTTGATAGATGTATTTCTTGGATCTTTGTTAGGAATAAGTACTATTCAGTATAATAGAGGAGACACCATAGATGGAAAGAAATGATGAATTATACCACTACGGCGTATTAGGCATGAAATGGGGAGTCAGAAAAAGTAGATCTTCCTCCGGAGGTTCTAGCTCTCGTGAAAAAAAGAAAAGAGCAGTTGAAGCAAAAAAACGTATGAAAAAATACGAAAAATTAAAAAAACAGCATGAAAAAGAACAACTGAGACGCGAAATTAAATATTTATCTGAAGAAAAGCAAATCTCTACAAAAAAGCAGGAACCGATAAAAAACATATCATCATTAAAAACAATGAGTGATGATGAATTGCGAAATCGTATAAATCGTTTACAGATGGAAGAAACGTATTCAAGATTGACTGCCGATCCGCGTAAGGAACAGAAAAAATCTGCTGGAAAAGCGTTTATTAATACTTCTGGGCGAGTGCTTTCTAAAAGTGCTCAGGATGTTGCCGGATGGGCAGCAACGGCAGCTGGTAAATATATGGTACAAAAATTAGTTGCCAAAAAACTTGGCGAAGAAAAAGCAAAAGAAATATTTAGCTCAGGAGGAAAGAAGAAGAAGTAATGTCATACAAAATACATACAAATGATAACACAATACTTCATTCCGATATTTACATGGGCACTGATTTTAGTGAAGGTTTTAAACACTGGAAATATATTAAACGTTATAAAGGTAAAAACGGTAAAAACGGAAAGTGGCAATATGTTTATGCTGATAAGAAAACTCATAAACAGATATCAGCGAACCAGAAAGCGGCTAAACTTCATGCCGAAAATGCTAAAAAATACAAGAAATCAGAAGATTTTTGGAAACGAGTGTTGGGCGGTTATAAACGAGATGGTATATATTTAGATACAAAAGGGTTTAAAAAAACCACTAAAAATATATCAATCGATAAAATAAACAAAATGAATAATTTAAAAAGTATGGAAAAATATAATAAAACCGCAAATAAAATAATAAATGACAATAGTATAAGTAAAAAATATCTAAAGGACGCTCAAAAATAAAGAAGTTACTAAAGATAAAATGAACAGAATGGAGGATCCTAATCAATGCTATCTAATACAGCAACTCCTATATATTATGGACGGTTTAGAGATCAAGTTTTACGAGGAGAAATCCCAGTATGTAAAACTATAGAAATGGAAATGAATCGAATAGATGCATTGATAGAAAATCCTGGAGTATACTACGATCCTGATGCTATAACTGGTTTTATAGATTATTGTGAAGCAGAATTAACACTTACCGATGGATCGGACTTACAATTATTAGATACTTTTAAATTATGGGCAGAACAAATTTTTGGTTGGTATTATTTCGTAGACAAAAGCATATATGTTCCAAATGAGAACGGAAGAGGCGGACATTATGTCAAGCAACACATAAAGAAACGCTTAATAAATAAACAATATATTATTGTGGCACGAGGCGGCGCAAAATCTATGTTCGCCGAATGTATTCAATCATATTTTTTAAATGTTGACTGCACAACAACACATCAAATAACAACCGCTCCTACAATGCGTCAAGCTGAAGAAGTTATGGGCCCTTTTAGAACAGCTATAACAAGAGCAAGAGGACCATATTTTAAGTTCTTAACGGAAGGAAGTTTACAAAACACAACTGGTTCTAGAGCACTTAGACAAAAACTTTGTGCTACAAAAAAAGGAATCGAAAATTTCTTAACCGGATCTCTTTTAGAAGTTCGTCCTATGTCGGTTGATAAACTCCAAGGACTTAGACCAAAGATCTCTACCGTTGACGAATGGTTATCAGGAGATATTAGAGAAGACGTAATAGGTGCTTTAGAACAGGGCGCATCGAAAAATGATGACTGGCTTATCGTAGCAATATCATCAGAAGGAACCGTTCGTAATAGTGTAGGCGATACTATCAAAATGGAATTGATGTCTATACTGAAAGGTGATTACATACAACCGCATGTATCGATATGGTATTACAAATTAGACAGTATTGATGAGGTTAATAATCCAGATATGTGGGTTAAAGCCCAACCAAATATTGGTAAGACAGTATCTTATGAAACTTACCAACTTGAAGTTGAACGAGCTGAAAGAGCACCTGCGACCAGAAATGATATATTAGCTAAACGTTTCGGAATACCTATGGAAGGTTATACATATTTCTTTACATATGAAGAAACATTGCCATTTGCCAAAAAAAGAGACTTCTGGGGAATGTCCTGTGCAATGGGCGCCGATTTATCTCAAGGTGACGACTTCTGTGCATTCACGTTCTTATTTCCGTTAAACGATGGATGTTTTGGTATCAAAACTCGTTCTTATATTACAGAGTTGACATTAAATAGATTACCAGCCGCAGCAAGAATAAAATACGAAGAATTTATAAAAGAAGGTTCTTTGTACGTAATGGATGGTACTGTACTCGATATGATGAAAGTTTATGACGATGTTGATAATTATATAATAAGTAGAGACTATGATGTTAGAGCATTTGGATTCGACCCATATAATGCAAAAGAATTTGTTAATAGATGGGAAACAGAAAACGGTCCATATGGAATAGAGAAAGTAATACAAGGTGCAAAAACTGAGTCGGTTCCATTAGGAGAATTAAAGAAATTATCTGAAGAAAGAATGTTAATATTTGATCAGAAATTGATGATGTTCGCCATGGGCAATTGTGTTACTTTAGAAGATACAAATGGTAACCGAAAACTGTTAAAGAAACGATACGACCAAAAAATCGATAACGTAGCCGCAATGCTTGACGCTTGGGTAGCGTATAAAATACATAGAGAGGATTTTGATTAATAATGTCATACAAAATACATACAAATGATAACACAATACTTCATTCCGATATTTACATGGGCACTGATTTTAGTGAAGGTTTTAAACACTGGAAATATATTAAACGTTATAAAGGTAAAAACGGTAAAAACGGAAAGTGGCAATATGTTTATGCTGATAAGAAAACTCATAAACAGATATCAGCGAACCAGAAAGCGGCTAAAGATGCTGATACTCGATCAAAATTTTATAATAATATGAGCACACAGCATAGAATTAGTCAGGATAAGAAACGTATGCAAGGAAAAAGTTATACTGAAGATCCGAATATAGAATTTGGAAAGCGTAAATCAGCTTCTGAAAAAAGATCAAGTCGTTTATACGATGCTGCTGCAACGAAACTTATTAATAAAAATGATATCGGAAAAAAAGGTAAAAAACTCATGAATAAACTTCTTGGCAAAAAGACCAAACCAAAAAAATCGGTTGGCAGGAATAAGGCCACTAATAAAACAGGATTCTCAGTAGGAGGAAATTCTGGAATATATAGAACCAAAAACAAATCAAAGAGGGTCTAGTAAATGGCTTTAAAAAATAGAGTAAAAAATGCTATTAATGCGTTTTTAAATAGATCGCCTACAATAAATACGAGCACCCCAACATATTCTAGACGACCTGATCGACCGAGACTCACTAGAGGTAATGAACGATCGATAATCACCGCGATATATAATAGAATTGCTTTGGATGTGTCCGCTCTGTCATTTAAACATTGTATGCTTGACGATCAGGGACGATACACATCAGATCAAAATAGTAGTTTAAATTATTGTTTAAATAATTCAGTAAATATCGACCAGACGTATCGTGCATTCATATCCGATGTTGTTATGTCCATGCTTGATGAAGGCGCTGTCGCAATCGTACCGATCGATACCGAAATTAAAAAGGATGGAACAGTTGATATCGAGACAATGCGAGTTGGTAAAATTGTAGAATGGCGTGCTGATGAAATTACAGTAGAGGCATATAACGATAAAAAGGGAATCAAAGAACGACTTGTCTGTAAAAAAGAAACAACAGCTATCGTTGAAAATCCATTCTATTCAGTAATGAATGAACCTAACTCTACTTTACAGAGACTTCTTAGAAAGCTTGTATTATTAGACGCAGTTGATGAACAGACCAGCTCCGGTAAATTAGATTTAATAATCCAGTTACCATATGTTGTAAAATCAACTATTAGACAGCAAGAAGCTGAAAAGAGAAGAAAAAGTCTCGAAGAACAACTTTCTGGATCTAGATATGGTATCGGGTATGTAGATAGCACTGAACGAATAACTCAGTTGAATAGATCTCTCGATAATAATTTATTAAAACAAATCGAGTATCTGACAAATTTATTGTATTCTCAATTAGGGATCACGATAGAGATAATGAATGGTACTGCTAATGAGGAAACCATGCTTAATTATCAACATAGGGTCATCGAACCTATCGCAGACGCTATAATTTTAAATTGTAAACGAGCTTTTCTGACAAGAGAACAAATAGATAATGGAGAAACGATTAAATATTTTAATCAACCATTTAATCTTGTACCATCAAATCAATTAGCAGAATTAGCAGATAAGTTTACAAGAAACGAAATCATGACTAAAAACGAATGGAGACAGATTATTGGAATTATGCCAAGTGATGATCCTAAGGCAGATATGCTTATTAACAGTAACCTTAACCATCCGGATGAATCATACGGAGAAGATGAAAATTATGAAGAAAGCGAGGAATAATTCAAAATGGCAGAAAAATACGATTTTGCCGGTTGGGCCACTCGTAATGATATAAGATGTGCCGACGGTAGAACTATTAGAAAAGATGCTTTTGTAGATTGTGATCATACTATTGTGCCATTAGTATATCAGCATGATCATAATAGCCCGAACAATATTCTTGGCCATGCATTATTAGAAAACCGAGAAGAAGGAGTTTATATGTATGGCTCTTTCAATGATTCCGCTGCTGGCCAGGATGCAAAAGCAGCAGTAGAGCACGGTGACATTACACAGATGTCAATATATGCCAATAAACTTAAGCAGGTTGGCGGAAATGTAATGCATGGAATTATACGAGAGGTGTCTCTTGTATTGGCTGGAGCAAATCCAGGAGCAGTTATTGAATTCCCAGTATTATCGCATTCAGACGACGATGACGATATCTGTGAATGTATAATTAAAACTGGAGAAAATATTTTAATACACTCGAATAATGAGGAGGAAAACATGGACGGAAACACTATCGAAGATATTCTTAACACAATGGATGATGAGCAGAGAGAAGTAGTAGATTATTTGGTAGGCGCTGCTACAATGCTTAGCGAAGACGACGATGATGACGAAGATTATGAAGAAGGAGACGAAAACGAAGATATGAAACACAATGCATTTGATATGACTATGGACGACTCAAACGATGCTCTTATGCACGACGCTTTAGATACTATCCTATCTGACGGAAAGAGATTTGGTTCACTTAGAGAATCATTCCTTGCTCATGCAGAAGATTATGGCATCGATTCAATTGACTATTTATTCCCAGATGCTCAGAATGTAACAGACACACCTCAGTTCATTAAGAGAGAAACTGAATGGGTAGCAGACTTTATGAATAGAACACATCATACACCATTCTCAAGAATTAAATCTCTCTTTGCTAATATCACAGAAGATGAAGCAAGAGCAAAAGGTTACATCAAGGGTAAGTATAAGAAGGAAGAAGTATTTAGTCTTCTTAAAAGAACAACAAACCCTACAACAATTTATAAGAAGCAGAAGCTTGATAAAGATGACGTAAATGATATTACAGATTTCGATGTTGTAACATGGATTAAAGCTGAAATGAGATTAATGCTCGATGAAGAAATTGCAAGAGCATGCCTCGTTGGCGATGGAAGACTTGCATCAAGCGACGACAAGATCAATGAGACAAATATCAGACCAATCTGGACAGATGAAGATCTCTTTACAATTAAATCTCTTGTATCAGTTAAGAGTACAGACACTGATGATGTTAAGGCAAAGAACTTTATCAAGACAGCTATAAAAGCAAGAAAGAACTATAAGGGTTCTGGTACACCAACTCTTTATACAACTGCTGACGTTATTACAGATTGTCTTCTCATTGAAGATGGTGTAGGAAGACGTATTTACAATACAATAAACGATCTTGCCACAGCTCTTAGAGTATCAAAGATTGTCGAATGTGAAGTAATGGAAGGCCTCTCAAGAAACGACTCAGGAACAACAAAGAATCTTATGGGTATCATTGTTAATCCAACAGATTATAACATTGGTGCAGATAAGGGTGGCAGCGTAAACATGTTCGATGACTTTGATATCGACTACAACCAGATGAAGTATCTTCTCGAAACAAGATGTTCAGGTGCTCTTGTTAAGCCATACTCAGCGATTGCTATTGAATCAACAACTATTGGAGGTTAATTATGGAAAAGATTTGGAATGATGCAGACGATAAAAACGTAGCAACCGTAATTCTCTATGCAGACAAAGATGACGGTAATGTATTCTTTGATTCAGCTAAGAAAAATGGAGTAAGTAAAGACGAGCTCGCTAATCTCTTTAAGAAAGGTGCTCTTGTAAGTCTTAGTGGCGCTCTTTATATGCCTATTTCCTACAAAGAAACATCAGGCGCAGGCGTAATTTCAGTAAGTGATGACGGAACTGCGTACGTATTTTATTCAAAGGAACATTCTGAAGTATAATCTTCAAAATGGTATAAATAGCTAGGAGCGTAATATGAGATTCTTTGGACAAATAGGCTTTGTTGAACACCAAGAGAAAATCGTAGATGGTATTGGCTCGGGGGTATGGGAAGATGCAGTTATAGAAAAATCTTATTATGGAGACGTCGTAAATCTAACCCGAAAATACGACACCGTAGCAGATAAGGTAAATGATAATATAACGTTAAATCAATCCATATCTATAGTAGCCGATGCCTACGCTCTTGATAAATTTTGCTTTATGAAATACGTTATTTTAAATAACGTAAAGTGGAAAATCACAAACATTAGAGTAGAATATCCAAGAATAACATTAACTCTTGGCGGATTATATACCGAGGAGGCATCTAATGGATAGACGATTGGAATTACAAATTAAATTGAAAAAAATGTTAGGATCCAATAATGTATATTTTCAGCCTCCAGCGTCTATACAATTAAAATATCCTTGTATAGTATATTCTAGAAATTATGGAGAAACCACGTTTGCTGATAATGGATCATACTTATATAGAACTAGATATAGCGTTACTATAATTGATAAAGATCCGGATACAAAGCTAATAAAAAAAATAATTGAAGCATTTCAATATGCTACATACGACAGACATTACACAGCAGATAACTTAAATCATGATGTTATATCAATATATTATTAAATTAAATAAAGGAGAAATAAGAAATGGCAGATTCTAATAAAAAAGCTCTTGTCTGGGATAAAGATTCGGAACGTATTTACGAAACTGGTGTCAAGAAAGGCGTTCTCTATCCAAAAGCTACTAACGGTACATATCCTCTTGGCGTTGCTTGGAATGGTCTCAGTTCAGTTACAGAAACACCATCTGGTGCGGAATCAAATCCTATTTATGCGGATGATATTAAATACGTTGATCTTCGTTCCGTTGAAGAATTTGGAGGTACTATTGAAGCGTATACATATCCTGACGAATGGGCAGAATGTGATGGTTCAGCAGCTGTAGCCGACGGCGTTATATTTGGTCAGCAGGCAAGAAAAGCATTCGGTCTTGCATACCGTACTATTCTTGGTAATGATACAGAATTTGAAGACTATGGTTACAAGCTTCATTTGGTTTATAATTCTCTTGCAACACCATCAGAAAGACAGTATCAGACTGTAAACGATTCACCAGAAGCAATCTCATTCTCTTGGGAATTTGAATCAACAGCTGTAGCGGTAGGTTCTCTCGGTGGCAAAACACTTAAACCAGTATCATGCATTACAATCAATAGCAGAAATTTCACAGATACAAATAAAGCATATCTTGAAAAACTTGAAGAGATTCTTTATGGTAAGGATCCTACTACTGATGAAGGAGACGATGGTGTTGCTCCTAGACTCCCACTTCCAGCAGAAGTTTATCAGATTCTTACAACTGGTAAAGCAGCAGGCGAAGTATAATTTCAAAATAGTATTATGTTTAAACGGAAGGCGTAGTATAAGCGTCTTCCTTTAAATAATTTAAAACAAAGGAGTTGATATTTTGGCAACTATTGCAGATAAATTAAGCGCAATAATAGGACAGAAAAGCGACATGGTTAAAAACCTGAATATAAAAGGAGTGTCGTCAGCAAGCGATTCTGAAAAATTTAATACGTTAGTTGCGAAAGTATTAACTGTTGGTGGTAAAAATCAATATGTAAAACCAGGAACTGGCAATACAAGTAGTCCAACACTAAATCAAAAACTCGGTGCATTATATAGTCAGAAAAATCTGTTAGCAACATATTTGACATCTATGGGTGTCCCTGCAAGCACTTCAGAAAAAATGAATACCTTGGTTCCTAAGATATTAGAGATACCGATGGTCAGTTTTTATTTATATTTGAAGCCATTAGCAGCATCAAATAAGCTATACAAAGGAAACGTTGCTTTTTCTAGTACTTATAGCGACATAACGATAACTAATATTACAGATCTATTTACATATGCGGCACAAACAAATGAAGAATACATTATAACTGATTCTCCGAATCCGTTTGTTAAATACATCGACACCCTATCTCTACCAACATATACGTTCTATGCCAAAGATGGGACAAGCTACAAACTTTATGATTCGTTAGTTGGTTTTAGTTTTCAAAAATATATCGGTGCATTAGTTACAAGGTCATCATTGTCATCGCGTTATAATTTAGGATACCTAAACTTTCCAGAAAAAAAGAAATGTATCAGCTCAGAATTTATAGATTTATCCAGATGTCTTGCATATTGCAACTTTCCTAATGTTTCACAAGTTAATTCAAAAGCATTTTATGATTGTGAATATCTTCGTAGTATATATAGTAGTACATTATATACACGGACACTATCATATGAATATACCGGTTCTGTACCAACATATATAGCTGTAGGTGAAGTATATACTGAACGTCATATAAAAGGTATTAATACTCTAAGTGAAAGCGCTTTTTATGCATGCATGAGACTCGAAGCAATTGTTCTTGATGAAGACATAAGTGTATTTGAAAAAGATGTATTTAATGGTTGCAATAGTATGTCATATGTCATAAATTCTGGTGATACTGGATCATCAATTACAACAAATTACTACGTAAGCAATCATGTTATAAATTTGCCAAATATAACCAGTATATATGAGAGTGCTTTTTGTTACTGTTCGTTAATGTTCGGTTATTTCAACACGCCGCGTTTAACCACCCTTTCTTCCAATGCATTTAATGGATGTCATAGACTCAGAGGAGTAAACATCTCACAAGTAAATAGGATTAATGAACGAGCTTTTATGCAATGTACGGCGATAAAACAATTTGGAAATTCTGTAGATATAGGTACTATACATATACCAAACTGTTCAGTTATAGATAGTGAAGCGTTTGCGATAATTCCATTATCTGCAAATATGTTTTCTTATGATAGGCATGATTCCACCGATTGGATAATACCGATGGAATCGAACATATCAAATACCATAGATACGGTAAAAAGTTTATACGCTCCTACGTGTATAAGCATTGGCGCCGGTGCATTTAAAAAACATTTTGGGTTATCCAATATTACGATTCCTAATGTGGAATATATAGGATCGTATGCATTTGAACAAGACACTGTTATTGATAAAAAATATTTTGGCAGCGTTTATTTTAGCGCAAACCCTATAACCTCTATTAATATACCGAACGTGTCATACATAGGTTTTAAAGCTTTTTATGGATGTTGGTTAAACAAATCATTCAATATAGGATCATGCAAAAGCATAGGGCCGTATGCATTCAAGACATCAAGCAGTGCAACATATAATGGGCCAAGCATTAGTATAAGCATATGGGGCGGAATGTCACTGCCAAGTGGTTTGTTTGAGGGGCAACCGATAAACGGTATACATTATACAGGTCAGGTACCGGATGTAATCAACGGCGGTGCTTTAAATACATATTCCGGTTTACTAGAATATAATCATTTTAGTGTCATTACATCGATGCAAATCAATGCGATTAAACTTAATTCTAATTTTTCTAAAGATATTCATTTTACGAGGCTAACCACGGCATATGGTAATGTTAATATGTTTGGGTGCACTACTATTCTCGCATGTAACGTCAGAAATGGGCTTGATTGTAATGTTTTCTTTTATAAATTAACTTATACATCTGCGTATGGGATTGCTAACATATGCAATGCACTATTCAAATCGGTGTTAACATCAACAAAAGTAATACATATGGCATCAGATATTTCATATGATGCCACTCAGGTTATCGAATCTTATAGATCCCGTATAATACGATTCTAAAAGGAGGACAAATTCAAAATGGGAGTAAAGTTATCAATATTAATACCACAATATAATGAAGACGAGACAGTCATATCGCCATTGCTGGATAGTTTATTAATACAGCAAGGTGTTGATCTTAAAGAAGTAGAAGTAATAATAGTCAACGATAAATCTGATGTGATATTATCTGACTCATTTATAGATAAATATGCTAATAAATTTGCAAAAGTCGAATATATAAAATCAGAGAAGCATATCGGCGTATCAGCGGCCAGAAATATGGCACTTGATGCGGCGTCTGGTGAGTATGTAATGTTTTGTGATGCAGATGATATGTTTTTAAATGCTTGCGGACTTTACATTATATTCACTGAAATGGAAGAAGGCGGATTCGATTCATTTATGTCATGTTTTACAGAGGAGACCAGACATCCAGAAACTGGAGAACGACTTTATGTAAACCATGACACTGATTCAACATTTGTTCACGGAAAAGTTCATAGACGAAAATATCTATTAGACAATGACATACGTTTTAATCCGAACCTTACTATTCATGAAGATTCATACTTTAACTGTCTATGTCAGCGCCTTACCGAAAAAGTCAAATACTGTCCTATGCCTTTTTATTTATGGAAATGGCGAGATAATTCTGTGTGCAGACACGATGAAAAATATATCTTAAAAACATATAATAACATGCTTGAATCAAATACGGCTTTAGTTAATGAGTTTATAACAAGACACAAATCACAGGAAGCTGCCTTTTTTGCAACAAGTATGATATATGATGCATATTATACAATGAATAAAAAAGAATGGCTCGATCAAGCGAATCAGTCATACCGATACAACACAGAGAAACGATTCAAAAGATATTACGAAGAATTTAATATATTATTTAGATCGATTGACGAACAGACTAAACAACAAATCATCGTCGGAATTAAGAATAGATTCTTCGGAGAAGGCTTATTTCTTGAATCTATAACTTTTGATGATTGGATAGATAATATATTAAAACTTAAATAATAAAAAGAGGAATACAATGTTAAGTAGAATTGAAAACATATTACAAAGTATTGCTGATTCAAGCGAATACGACGGACCGGTACAGAGTAGAATAGAACAATTATTACTCGATATTAAGTCTGTGATATCAGCAGGAGGTAGTGGAGGAGTAACTGAAGCAACCGTATCAACAATGATCACCACCGCTATAAACTCGTTAATTGACTCTGCTCCTGACGAGTATAATACATTAGGTAAAATAGCAGCTAAGTTATTATTAACTGATGAGCAACTACGAACAATAACTGAACAGGTAAATGATAGATATACGAAAGAAGAAACCAATGAACTTGTATCTAAGATTCCTAAATTTACAATAGAAGTCGTCACTTCATTACCTACTGAAAACATCTCTACAACTACAGTATATCTTAAAACAGGATCAAAAAGTGACCCTGATAATATTTATGACGAATATATCTATGTAAAATCAAAATGGGAGTTACTTGGATCGCAGACTATAGATTTATCAGGATACGTTACAACAGATGCGTTCACTACAGCGCTCTCCGACAAAGTAGACAAGGCCCCTGACAAGGGATTATCAACTAATGACTTTACAACTGCACTTAAAACTAAACTTGAGGGAATTGCAGAAGGAGCAACTAAGACAATTGTAGACGCAGAATTAAGTTCAACATCTATTAATCCACTTCAGAATAAAACAGTTACAAAAAATATCCACGATATATCTAATTCAATAGCTACTAACATAATAGATACATCAAAGATTACATCAACTACTGCTTACGGCGTCACAAGAACCGTATATGCTGATGGAAAAATAGCATTTAATGGAACAAACACCCTCAAAACAGACTATTTTTTAGTATTGATGGCAAGTAGACCACTTACGGTCGGAACGTATAGGTTTACTCCAAATGGAACTGCTATATCAGGTACTGTTCCAACTGTGTATCAGTTATATAAAAATGGTAAATATTTCAACGGAATAAACCCATCAAGCGTATTAATTATTGATACAGATGCCGAGTATGGTATAGGCGCTATAATTAAAACCAACGCTACAATAAACGCAGTATTTTATCCAATGCTTGAAGTAGGATCAGATGCACATAAATATGTTCAATATACTGGCGATACGGGAACATTAAACGGAGACCTATCTGCGTTAATAAATGGTACTGGTTGGCAGGTCATTGATACTATGAACGCCGAAACTGAAGGAACGGTGCACTATAGAGTTCTAGGAAATATTGTAAGTATATACAGTAACGATGTGCAAATTACAAATAGCACAATAAGTGAAAAGGTTATAGCTACCGTACCAGCGTCAATCCGTCCTAAACAGGGATCTCGTTATGGTCATTGCGAATTATTGAATGCTGACTCTACAAGTGAAATCAAAGTATCTATATCATCAAGTGGCGATATGACGTTACAGAGGAATGATGGATTAATTCCTGCTAATACTATAATATCATTTAATTTAGTGTACATGATATAAAAAACATTAAATACACCGAAAGGGGTGAGTCCATTGCCGATTAGTAATTAAAATATTCAAAATGATAGTATAACGTAAAAAAAATACAAACACTAAGTTCATCTTAATATATGGACTAGAAGGGATTAATGATGTATAACAATATGTTTAATCAATTTAATGGTGGAAATCCTTATCCATATACAGGTGCTTACCAACAAGGATACTCTACCGTAAACCAAACGAATAACGCATTACCTCACTATGAATTATTGACCGGCGATGGACGACGCGGTGCTGAGGCTATCCAGATGGGCCCAAATAGTAAAGCTCTTATCGTAGATAATCTTGCTCCTAGAGTATGGTTGGTGACCACGGACGGTTGCGGAGCTAAAACAATTAAGCCATTTAAATTACTCGAGGAAGATGAAGAAACAGGTTTTACTAAAAATGATTATGATGACATTAAAACACTAACTGAAAGATTAGAAAAACTGGAGGCAAAAGTATATGGCAAGAAATCCTATTCTGGAGGCTACAAACCAAAACATAAGTCCAAATACAACTCAGACAACAAATCAATCACAGAATCCAATAACAATGATAGCACAATTTAATCAATTTAAAAAAGAGTTTCAGAATTCTGGAAAGAACCCTCAACAAATAGTTCAGGAACTTCTTTCAAGTGGCAAAATGTCGAACAAACAGTTTGAAGAACTTAGTGCACGAGCAAACACATTAAAGAATTTTTTGAAGTAGAAAGGCAATATAATGGAAACAAATTACTCACTTTCAGATATAGCAGCGGTTTCAAGAGATGCCAACTTTGACGGTCTTAACGGCAACGGAGCATGGTGGATTATCATTCTTTTCTTATTTATGTTTGGTAATAATGGTTGGAACCGAAACAACACAGAAACAGACTCAACACTTACAGAAACATCATTTTTAATGAATTCTCAGTTCCAGAATCTCGACAGAAACGTTCAGTCTATCTCAGACAGACAGTTCCAGCAGAATTCTAATTTTACTAAAGGATTATGTGACCTTGGCTACGAAATAGCTCAGCAGGCAAGTGGAACGAATTCTCTTATTGGAACCGAAGCTAGAAATTTACAGATGCAGATAAGTAACTGTTGCTGCGAAAATCGTCTTGCTACAGCTAATTTATCAGCGCAGACTGCTCAGCAGACATATGAAGTTGCTAACGCTATATTGGCAGACGGCGACAAAACTAGAGCAGCAATTCAGAATCTTATGGATAAACAGAGTGCTTATGAAATGCAGCAGAAAGATAATAGAATTGCTCAGCTTGAACTTGCGCAGGCCATGTCTGGTGTAGTTCGTTATCCTAATGGATACACATACAATGCAGGGGCATCTCCATTCTGCGCATGCAATAACAATTGTTGCGGAAACGCCAATTAAGTTCAAAATGGAAGTAGGTGCTAAATAAAATGGCATGTAATTCATCAGGACTTAACTCTAATTGTACTGTATCATCTCAGACCGCTTATAATAATACTACGCAGACTGTACCAGCTACTACAACAGCAGTGGCAATAATGGGTAATCTCGTAACAAATACCGGTCGATGCATTACAACACAAAACGGTGGATTTATAATTAAAAAATCCGGAGTGTATACAATAAAATGCGATATAACATTTACTGCTACAGCCGCAGGAACAGAAACCATACAATTATATTTAAACGGAGTAGTTATGCCGTGTTCGGTTAATTCATACACAACTACTGAATCTGGAATAGTGACACTCCATACTGAGACTACGGTGTATATTCCAGTATGCTGTAAGTCAACAAGCACTATATCTATAAATGTATCTGGTGTAGCAGGAACAATTTCTCATGTATGTGCCACTGCGATAAAGCATGACCCATCATAAATATTAACCACTATAGGACCGTTTATAGCATAAGTGTTCGCTGATAAAAAAGTTTTACATAAATGGAGCAGTATCAAAATATAGAAACCAAAACAAAAGAAGTTCCGGAATATATAGTGGAGTTAAAACATAAAATGACCGAATGCTATACCAACGGAGCAACCACCATTGCAAATTTAAAAAATGCATATAATAAAATGTAAAAAGGAGTAACTGATAAATGATAACATTACCTATTAAATATACAGACTATAATGATGTAGAAAGAACTGAAGAGTTTTCTTTTAACCTTAATAAAGCAGAACTTGCGGAACTTCAGTTAGGAGTATCTGGTGGATTCGACGCCGTATTAAAAAGACTTACAAACAGAATGGAAACGCCAGAAGTTCTTAAAATATTCAAGGGCATCATATTAAAAGCATATGGCGTAAAATCTGATGACGGTCGTAGATTTATGAAGAGTGAAGAACTTTCTAAAGAATTTGAAGAAACTGAAGCATTCTCAAATCTTTACATGTCTTTCTTTGAAAATGCTGATAACTTTACAAAGTTTATTAAAGGCATTCTTCCTAAAGATTTATCTAATCAGATCACGGATGAGAAAATAAACGCAATCACAACTAATGTATGATAACGTTACACATAGATAAGACCACGTTATGGGACGAAGAGAAAGAGGAATTCATAACTGTTAACGCTCAGGACATAGTTCTTGAGCATTCTCTCCTGTCCCTTTCAAAATGGGAGTCAAAATGGGAAATTCCGTTATTAAGTAAAAATCCGAAAAGCAAAGAACAATTTTTAGATTATATTCGTTGTATGACCGTTACACAACATGTCAACCCATACGTGTATTATTGCCTTACCGACGAACATATTAAAATCGTAGATGAGTATATCGATAAAAAAATGTCAGCGGCCACATTTTCTGGAGATACTAGAAAAGGACAAGGTGGCAAACAAGTAACTGCTGACTTAATATATTATTGGTTAGTTGCTCTTCAGATACCATTTGATCCTGTTGAAAAGTGGCACCTAAATAGATTGATGGCATTGATTAAAATTTGTAATATAGAAAATCAGCCAAGCAAGAAGATGTCAAGAGGGGCGACGATGAGACAAAACGCCGCATTGAATGCTGCTCGAAGAAAACGACATGGAAGTAGAGGATAAAAATAATGGAATACGAAGTAATAGATGTTTCAAAACATAACGGAAAAATCACAAATACCGCAATAAATGATTTTAAAGGGTCTGGAATAACTTCAGCAATATTACGAATTGGATATAGAGGGTATGGTTCATCTGGAACAATAACTTTAGATAGTCAGTTTTTAAATAATGCAAAGATATTTACAGAAAATAAAATAATGATAGGTTGCTATTTTCTTAGTCAAGCGATAACTCTTGCCGAAGCAAAAGAAGAAGCTGACTGGATAATAACGACATTGAAAAAACACAATATTAATCTCACATTACCAATCTTTATAGATAGTGAATGGTCAAACAAGGCGCATAATGGGCGAGCTGACGGATTAAATAAAGAAGATAGAACAAATATATCTATAACATTTATGAACGAGATACTACGTACTGGTTATAAAACAGGGATATATGCGTCAACGTCATGGTTCAATGATAAATTAATAGACTCTAAATTATCATCGTACGATCATTGGGTTGCTGACTATAGACCATCTTGTGGATATAATAAAGCTAAAGTAGGATGGCAGTTCACAAGTAATAAGGTTTTTCCTAATATAAATGGAAAATTTGATATAAGTATATTTTACAAATCATATAAAGAAACTAATAAACCTGTGAGCGTTCCTAACGCAAATAAAACATCTAATAAAAAAATTTCAAGCGCTCAGAAGTTTGGAAAAACATATTCTAGATACTATATAACAACTGGAAACGTTAATATGCGTTATACACCAAATGTACTAACCGCAGCTAATGTAATAACCGTAATTCCTAAAGGTTCGTTAGTAAGATGTTGGGGGTATTATACACCGATAAATAACACTAATTGGTATTTAGTTGTATATGGAAAACATACCGGATACATAAGCGGAAAATATCTTAAAAAGAAATAAAATAATATAGTTAGGAGTGGTTATATGCATGATATAATAACGGTTGAAAACTATGGAAAATTTACTGATACTAATAAATTCCTATCAAATATAAGAAATTTCAAATTCAATAAAATTTTACAAAAATATGGAAAACTTGGTGTATCAGCGTTACGAGCGGCCACTCCTACTGATACTGGAGAAACTGCTGATGCTTGGGACTATGAAATCGTTCAAAATGGTAGTACTATTTCGTTATATTTCACAAATGACAAAATGGCGATGGGTATCCCAATAGTTATATTATTACAATATGGGCATGCTACCAAAAATGGCGGTTGGGTTGAAGGTATAGATTTTATAAATCCTGCCTTAAAACCATTATTCGATAAAATTGCAAAAGATGCTTGGAAAGAGGTGACTAAAAGATGAGTACAGAAGTAGATAAACGAATAGTAAGGATGGTATTCGATAACGAAAAGTTTGAAAAAGGAATATCAACAACTATATCATCACTTGATAATTTAAATGATAAATTAAAATTTAAGGGCACATCAAAAAGTATAGCGGAACTTGGAGATTCAGTAACTACTCTTAAAGGAAAAATGAAATTTGATGATTCCGCAAAGAGTGTGAACGCGTTGCAAGCAGCTATTAATGCCGTGTCATTCAATACGTTATCAGCGGGAATAGATGCCGTTAAATCTAAATTTTCAGCTATGAACGTCGTTGCCATAACAGCGATAAGTGAAATGACAAAGAAGGCGCTTCATGCTGGAGAAAGTATAACCAACTCTTTGACGGTCGCTCCTATTAAAAGTGGTTTTGAAGAGTATGAAACCCAGATGAACGCTGTCCAAACAATTTTGGCCAATACAAAAAATAAGGGCGAAAATATTGACACCGTAACAGCAGCGTTAGATGAACTGAATACATACGCTGATGAAACTATCTACAACTTTACAGAAATGACCCGTAATATAGGAACATTTACAGCAGCTGGTGTAGGGTTAAAAGATTCAGTTGCTGCGATAAAGGGCATCGCTAACTTGGCTGCGGTTTCAGGGTCGACTTCAACACAAGCATCAACAGCAATGTATCAGTTGTCCCAAGCGCTTGCTGCTGGAAGAGTTAGTTTACAAGACTGGAATTCAGTAGTAAATGCTGGTATGGGTGGAGAAATGTTTCAAAACGTTCTTATCGATACCGCTAAAGAATTGGGTATAGACGCGCAAACAGAAATTGATACATATGGTAGTTTTAGAGAGTCCCTTACAAAAGGAAAGTGGCTGACATCAGATGTATTGATAAAATCTTTAGCCAAATTCACAGACACCAGTACGGAACTTGGTAGAACTGCCACTGATGCAGCTACTAAAGTTAAAACGATTACACAATTATGGGACACAATTAAAGAAGAAGTTCAATCAAGTTGGACTCAAAGTTGGCAGTATTTGATAGGTGACTTTGAAGAGGCAAAAGAACTTTTAACAAAAGTAAAAGATAAAATCGTAGAAATTATTGCTCCAATGGGGATCGCCAGAAATGCTATATTAGAATTCTGGCATGACGCTGGAGGAAGAGATGTTGCTATACAAGCTTTCGCACAAACATTTACACAGCTGGAGAAACTTGTAAAACCAGTTGTACAAGCGTTTAAAAATGTTATACCACCTATGACTGGTGAAAAATTAGTAGATCTTACTAATAAATTTAAAGCGTTAACTGATCGATTAAATGTGTCTGAAGGAACGATGACAAGTATACGAAATATATTTGAAGGTTTATTCAGCGTATTAAAGCTTGGCGGAAACATCATATCTTCAACATCAAGTGTATTGATACGATTTCTTAGTAATTTCACAGGATTGGCAGGTTCTGCTCTCAAAATGGCAGGAGATTTGGGAACGGCACTAAAGAATCTTATAAATCGTATTATATCTTCCAAAGCAATATCAAAAATCCTCAATAATATATTTACTGATAAATTAGCAAAAAATATTATACGCATTGCCAACGGGATAAAAGCTTTTGGAAATATAATCGCAAACATAGCCAAAACGATAATAAAACGATTAAATGTATCAGGGTCTGCTTTTATAAAACTATCTAAAATAATAGGAAACGTTATAGAAACACTATCTGGTTTTGTTGCTGGTATTGCAGATCTTATTGTATGGCTTGACAAATGGATAGAGAAAAATGATGCAATTAATAAAAGCATTGATTTCGTCATAGATGTATTTAATGTATTCAAGGATACTATAAAAAATGCTGGTTCCGAACTTAATTCATTTATTGAACAGAAAACGGGGCTTAATGTTTTCAAAACACTATCAAAAACGATATCAAAAATAACAGACTCGGTTAATAGATTCAAAATGCAAATCACTGAGTTATTCTATTCTATTCAGAATGCTCACTCTGGTGAACCTAAAGTACTTACAGTATTAAGAACTAGTTTACTCGCTATAAAAATTCTTTTGAATAAAGTAAAGTCTGCTATTAATGGTTTCCTTGGAAAATTTAACGCGTTTAATAAAGCCAAGACGCAAATAACGGAGCTATTTACTTCTATTCAGAATGCGCACCCTGGTGAACCTAAAGCACTTATAGCATTGAGAACTAGTTTATTATTGATTTCTAATTTATGCAAAGACGTTAGCAAAGCAATACTTGGAATCGATTGGTCTGGGTTTGGTAAAGGGCTTCTTGATACGATAACAAATCTAAAAGATAAAGTAAAAACGAAACTTCAGGCAGTAGGACAAGTAATTACAGATATTGTCGACGGCATTAAGGATTCTCTATTCTCAAAAGATGACAATAATAAACCAACGACAATAGAAGAACAAATCGACGCTATAAAAAATGGTGCGGATGGCATTAAAAGTTTCAAAATAGGAGACATTATTAAAGCAGCATTAAAGGGCATTGTCGATATAATATCCTCTTCTGGAAACCTCATTATAACGGTAATTAAAAAAGTTAATGAAATGGTTGGTAATTTACAGTTTTCTGATATTTTATCAGCAATAAACACTGCATCTCTATATAATATAAGTGATTCATTAAAGAACTTTTTAAAGAGCGCCACTGGATTTACAGATAATCTGTCTGCTATTGCTAAGTCGTTCAAAGATGTCGGAAAATCAATTACTTCGTTTATTGATGAGTTAGGAAACACATTAAAGGCGTTCCAATTAAAAGCAAAAGCTGAGGTATTATATACTATTGCTAAATCGGTTGCCATTTTAGCAGCAAGTATAATGCTATTATCACTTGTTCCTGATGACGAGATATTAGTTATCAGCGGCGTTGTTGCTGGTTTGGTTGGTGAATTAACCGGTGCATTAATAGCATTGACAAAAATAGGCGATTTTAAAGAAGGCGTTTCTGGAGCAGCCACTACGTTACTGGCGATGTCCACAGCAATATTGATCATTTCATTTGCGTTTAAAAATCTAGCTAAGTTATCACCAGAAGGGTTAGCCAAGAGCGTAATTGCTATGACTGTAGTAATTGCTGAATTTACTGCTGCTTTGGTTATTATTTCTAAAAATTCAAAGCATGTGGCTGCCGCAGCTGCTATGATAAAAGCTATGGCTAGTGCTATTAAATGGTTAGCATTAGTTGTAGTTGTATTAGGCCAGATGAAATGGGAAAAACTTCAGAATGGTTTAGTAGGCGTTGGAACCTTAGCCGCAATTATATTAGCATTTATGGCTCTCGCTGCTAAGGTAGGCCCGATAAACGTTGCACCAATTTATGCGGTTGCCATAGCTATTAACCTGGTATCATTGGCATTACTACCTGCTGTACTTAGTATATTAGCATTGTCTTTGATACCAAATTTATTGAAAGGATTTCTCGGATTTGTTGGTATTGTCGCGGCAATGTCCGCAGCTGTAGGCATATTAGGCAAATTAAAAATAAATGTAGCTGGTGTATTAGCAGCTGCCGTAGCTATTGATTTAATCTCATTAGCATTAATACCTATCACAGCATCATTAGCGGTTTTATCTATGTTAAACCAAAAGAAGATGTGGTCATCAGTAGGTGCATTAGCTGTCGGATTAGCTGGGTTAACTATAGTATTATGTGCTTTAGGAGCCGCTGGTCCTATGGTATTAGTAGGTGCTGCGGCGTTACTTGTTGCTTCAGCTAGTTTAGTAGTTTTAGCAGTTGGCATGGCTATGATGATTCCAGTAATAACCTGGTTCTCAAAGAATGCAGGAACTGCCATGAAAGGCATTGGGATTTTATCGTTAGCTATAATTGCATTCGGTCTTGCATGCGCTATAGCATCTCCTGGAGTTATATTGCTCGCAAGTGGTTTCCTTATATTTGGTGCCGCTGTATTTCTTATAGGAACTGGCGTTGCTATACTAGCTATTGGATTGACTTCGTTAGCTGGTGCATTAACACTATTATCAAAAATAGATATGCAGGCTCTTGTCGATAATATAACTAGTTTCTTTGTACATCTAGGAGAACACGCTGGAGAAATTGCGGCATCTGTTGTTAATATGTTAACAGCGTTTATAAAAGAATTGATGGTCGCATTGCCAGAATTAGTGGATGCCATTCTTGAATTATTGGTAGCGTTACTTACAGCAATTAATAATCACATTACTGAGATAGCAGAACTTGCGAGTAGCATATTAATCGGTATCGCTGCTGGTGCTATAATGGGGCTTCTTGATTGGATTACAGAAAATTCAGACGCCTATGTTTCCAAACTTGTTGCTGCTATATCGGCCTGGGTAGATGCTCTTGCCACACATTTGCCAGAGCTTCAGAAAAATATGATCAATGCTCTTAAAAAGTTCTATAAGTTAATGATTGGAAATATAAAAACAGAGATTATAGATCCTATAAAGACATGGTTAAAAAATAAAGTAAAAGGCATATTTGATGGCCTGTTTGGAGAAGACTCTATATTTGATAAGGTTAAGGACTTTGGCGGTAAAATCATATCTAAGATAGCAGACGGTATAACAGGAGCTTTCGACAAAATAAAAGACATCGCTAGTAAGGTATCTAATACTATAATGGGCGCATTCGGTCTTAGCAAATCAGAGAAAGCTGCTGAAAAATCTGCTGAGAAGGAAACTAGTGGTAACATATTTGACAACTTTATAGATTCTGTAACCATAGCTAAAGATAGTCTTGAAAAATTTATAGAGTTTGTTAAGTTAAACAGCGAAGTTAAAGATTATAGAGATCTTGGCAAAACGTTATCTGATGGTATAATGGAAGGTTTCAAACAGAACATAGTTACCTCAGGACTATTAAAATTGAAGACCCCGGCAACAGATTTATTGAACGCTGCGTCACAAGCATTTAAAGCGTCTGAATATAATAATATAGGTAAAAATATTGTCGATGGTATTATAACTGGTATTAGATCTAAACAGAGCGATTTAAATCAGGCGTTATCTGACTTAGCAAACGCCAGCGTAACGACAACTAACGAAACTCTTGGTATTCATTCACCGTCTAGAGTATTCGCAGAGACTGGTAAATATATTATTCTTGGTCTGATAAATGGTATTAATTCAGCTGGTACATCATTAAGAAACACTATGTCAGATATATCTGATAGCACAATATCTACGATGGATATACTATTCAATAAATTAGACGATACGATGTCTAGTGATGCATTTAGTCCAACGATTTCTCCAGTATTAAATATGGATTCATTAAGTAGTGAGATGAGTTCTTTTAATTCTGCATTTTCTAAACAAGCAATTAAATTAAATGGATTAAACGGAGATATTACAGCTAATATTGTTGACTCGATGGATGGTTTTGTTCAAAATGATAATAGTGATATTGTTAATGAGTTATATGCATTACGAGGAGACGTTAATTATTTAAACGAGTCTCTTAGTAATATGCAAGTAATAATGGACAGTGGAGAATTAGTCGGTTCATTGTCTGGTAAAATGAATAATACGTTAGGCAAACGAACATTACTTACAAAGAGAGGTGGCTTTTAATGGATATAAATATCGATGGAACAATCAGTACGTATAATAAAGACGACCCTCGTGGAATACATGTGGGTCATAGTATATATTTTGCTGATGAATATTGGCAGTTTTATTATAAATATATCAATATCCCAACCGGGACAGTCGACACTAATGAAAATGCTATGATAGGTATTAGAACATTGACTATAGATCGTCCTAATAATAATCAGACATTAGGGCCTATAAACTGGGAAAATAATAATATTAATCCTTTTGATTTTTCTATTAATAATATCGACTACTGCGTAAACACATGGGACGATTTTCATTTGATACCAACGTCAAGACCCATAATTGGTCCTCCTGAACTAAAGACTAATTCCGTTGATATTCCAGGTTCAGACGGAGGAATAGATTTATCGAGGGCTCTATCCGGATTTCCAATATATGAGAACCGAAAGGGTTCATTAGAATTCATAGTAGATCCTGATTACGATGATTGGGCGACCGTGTATCAAAAAGTATCTAATTATTTTAATGGATCATTTCGTTTGATGGCACTTGAAGACGACCCATATTGGATTTATTCTGGCGTATTTAAAATTAATTCATGGGCTTCTGATAGCCATTATTCAACCATAGTAATTGATTACGACATCAAACCATATAAGCGTTATCTATTATCAACCGATCCCGAAGAAATATCCCTAAGTGCTGATGATAAACCATCAATAAAGCGGCTTCCAGGATATGATAAACTTATCAAATACAAAGGCATAACAGTATCGGCATCACCAGGCGTTGTTCTTAAAACAAAAGAAATATCAACAATGCCAATTATACCAACCATAATTGTTCAAAAAGGCGGTAAAGTTAATGTAGAAGTTGCCACTGATTTACAAGAAATACCTGTAGGATATATTCATGGAAATAACTATGCAGGATATAAAATCAATCGTTTTACTATAGATGCGACAGAATCAACTCAATACTATTATAATATAGGAACTGTAATACAAGGCGATTCACAGATAAAACTATCTAGTGACAGCACCACTTCATCAGCAACGGTCGATGTATATTTTAGACCTGGGATATTATAACCTTGGAGATTTATTATGTATAAAATATATTTTTGTAACGTAGATGCTGGCCCAAACCATACCGATAATTGTCCAGCTGATTCAAAAACTATAGATGCTACGGTATGGGGATCTAGAGTAGAAACATTGGTGTATAATGACCTGTCTACCGTCTATTCGTATATTAGTAATCCAAAGTTAACGTTAAAAGAAAATGAAGCCGGAGAATTAACATTCGATATTTACCCAAGAAATGCCGAAGCGATCTCTGCCAATAACTGGTTATCTTTTATGTCTACAGAAATAATGGTAACTAAGGATGACGGAACGCAAGATGAATATATTATTTGGTGTGGTAGATTAGTTAGTCGAGATCGTGATATGAACGGAACATTGTCTTGTACGTGTGAGGGAGATTTAAATTACTTATACGATATCGTATTGCCTCCTGAACTATGGAACTGGATATTAATGGAGGATATATCTCCAAAGTATGACAACGATCCTACTCCTATGGGAACATACAATAAAGATTATTATTATCCAATTCATCTGATTCGTCAGTACAATTATGTAACCCATTATATTGGAGAGGTTCATAATAGAGATGATTCTGGAACGTTAAAAGATGCGCAAATAGATCATAACTGTAAATATTTTCACATAAGCGACATTCCTGATAAAGCATTAGACCCAATATGGACAATGGGTGGCGGAAAGAAATTTGACGAGTGTAATACTGTTTACGAACGTTTACAATCTTTTTTAGAAGATACGAAGGCCTATGTTTATATTGAATATAGTGATTTCATATCACCTTGTACAAAGAATACACAACACGAAAGAAGAAAATATATAAGGATCTCTTCTAAACGGCCAGGTGATATAGATGATGTACGTCAATCAATTCTTTTTGGTCGTAATTTGCTTGATTATGCGGATACTATTGATATGTCGTCATTACATACGTTTGCATACCCTATAGGAGCACAGGTAAGCGAAGATTCATCAGAGTTACCTATATATGCGGTCGCTAGTCCTTATAATCCTACCAAAACGAATTATGTATATAAAGAACTAACAAATTTGTCGTATGCTATTGTACGACCGTATACATATGATACAGATAACGAAGAAACCTTATATAAAAAGGCAAAAGAATATAATGACTTACAAGATACAGATTTAACATCAATAACTATAAAATGTATTGACATCAACTACGTGGACCATACAACAAGTTTAGATTTCATGTATCCAGTAAGAGTTATCTCTCCTGTAAACAATATAGATGGTGTATTTTATATCACCAGTATGAATATAGATATGTCTAATCCAGAAAACAATCAGATAACACTTAATGGTTATAAAATAGTAGCAGTTACGGATCTAGTGGCAATGACACAAGACACTGATGCAATTAAACGTTCTGTTAAATATATTAACGGACAAGTTGGCAATGTTGGTAAGGTATTAGATCAGATCATTGATGTGTGATAATTGTCGCATAAAAAACATCTCCTATAATAGAAAGGAGATAATAATATGTATAAAAGCAATTTAATATTTATATTTGCAGAGGTACTTTTAGCGATATTAGTATTAATATTTAAAATGATAGACTGCATATTATAAGACAACCAAAACGGGACCTTGTGGAAACACGGGGTCTTAATTTTTTCGCACGATAAACATTGGGTATAATGAAAGAAGAGGAACTATAGCATAGTTGGTGATGCACCAGTCTAAACCACTGGATGATGTCGGGTTCGATTCCCGGCTAGAACCTCTTATATTTTTTTCAAAGGAGGTACTTAAATGGAGCTTATTGATAAAGAAGTATATTTTAATGAATACTGTAAAAAATGTAAATATTTTAACAGTGAGGACAAAGCCGATTGGTCAGAAATTTGTAACGACTGCCTTAATGAACCTATGAATTCAAATTCTCATAAGCCAATAAATTTCAAAGAAAAATAATTACTCGCATAAAAAAACACGTGGTATAATGAAAGGGTAACCTTTACTTTAATTTATATTTACGGAGGATATTAAATATGACATTACAGGAAAAACTTTTAACAGATGGCTGGGTAAGAAGACTTACACATGAAGAGACATACGGTTTGAACATTGATGATGAACCAATGAGAGACACGTTACTTCGTATGAGAGATATCAACAGCGATTTATGTGCAGCAGTTTATGATTTTGTAGAAGAGTATATTAATACGCATAAACCGTTTAATAATAGCACAAAGTAATTACCCAAATAAATAGACCTTGTGGAAACACGGGGTCTTATTTTTTTCGCACGATAAACATTGGGTATAATGAAAACCATAGAAAGGAGTTTATTTAATTATGGTTAAAAAATACGAAAAATTGGAAGAAATCATTTCCAAAGACTACGAACATTTAGGTTCATTGTTCTGTGGTGATTTTGACCAGCGCAACAAAGTTATCGACGAAATCGAGAGACTTTCAGAGGTAGAACTTAAGTATGCGAAACTTGAAGCTGAAAAAACAAAGATCGAAAACGATAAAAAAACAGCTAAAAGAGGCGCTATAATAAGTTTATTTCCGAAAGTAGATATCGCGACACTTGTTGCAGCGGGCATATCAGTAGCAGAAATAATAATGATACTTAAATTCGAATCGGAGGGAAGATTTATCCATACGAAAGCATTGAGCTTTTTAACAAAAATTAAATAATTAAGATGGTTATACCTAAAAAGGGGCTTGAAACATAGCCTCTTATTTTTTTTTGGTCGCATAATAAACACGTGGTATAATGAAAGGGAGACCTTTACTTTAATTTATATTTACGGAGGATATTTAATTATGGCAATTAGATTAACGGATGGAACATTAGTTATATATGACAAATCAAAAACCAAGAAATATATAAATAGAAGATGCCCTAAATGCGGTTGGACGTTGGGGATTTATACGACGGAAGGCACCCACGAATCGATGCGGCATCCGGATTATTTTCGCAATTATTGGTATGTGATTTGTACTTATTGTAAAACGATTTCTTATCCGCTTTTCTGCGATAACGATGCAGACTGGAAAAAGCTGGTAAATAAAGTATTAGATAAGTAAACCCTATAGACCTTGTGGAAACACGGGGTCTTATTTTTTTTAATGGAGGAAACCGAAATGAATGACGATATTATAGAATTAATAAACAGAAGAAGACATCAAGTATTAGTTCATAGTTATATTTATTATAAACTTGGTGATTGTATCATTGACGATTATACATGGTCTATGTGGGCAAAAGAATTATATGATTTGCAGAACGAATATCCAGAAGAAGCTGAAAAAGCTCCACTTAACAATATTTTTAAGGATTTTGATTATTCAACCGGTGCCGATTTGGCGTTTGATGAATGTATGCCATGGTTAAATAGACGTGCAACCAAACTTTTATCTTATGCTAGGAATAAATTGATGCAGCAACTAGAAAAATACGACAAATTATATGGAGAAACTGTTGCCGAGTCTCTCGCACGATAAACACACCTTATAATAGAAAGGAGTGATTTATATAATGTTAGAGATGGTAGTATTTATATTAGCGATCGTAGCATTAACGCAAATCATTAAAAAAACTAAATAATGAATAACAAACAAAACGAGACCTTGTGGAAACACGGGGTCTTATTTTTTTTTAGGTCGCATAAAAAACACATGGTATAATGAAAGGGAAACCTTTACTTTATAAAAATTTATTTTAACTTTTAGGAGGAACTAAAAATGAATGACGAAATGAAAACTAATGAAATTGTTGACGAAGTTATTGACACAGAGGAAACTATTCAGGACGTTGACGCTTCAGATGAAAACTATGAAATCGAAGAATATGAAGATGACGAAAAGAAATCTTCTGGTTTCGGAGCAGTAGCAGTAGCAGGAATTATAGGCACAGCTCTCATTGCGGGAGGCATTGCATTATACAAGAAGTATACTGGTAAGGCAAAGAAGAGAAGATCTAAATTCGGAAAGAATAATTCGGAAGATGATGCAGTTGAAGCAGAAGTAGTTACTGAAAAGAAGGATGATGTTGAGACAGAAGACAGTGATATTTCAGAAGATGAAGATTTTGAAGAAGTTTTAGACGAAAAGTAATTAAAAAGTAATTAAACCCTATAGACCTTGTGGAAACACGGGGTCTTATTTTTTTAATGGAGGAAATGTAATAATGAAAACAAAATGGTTATCTACTATTATAAATTTTGCAGATAAAAATTCTAACGTTATATTAACAACAGGAACTGCTCTTGGTGTTGTTGGTACTGGAGTATTATCTGGATTAGGCGCTATAAAATACACGAATTTAGTAGACGCTAAAGAAAATAGGACAAAGAAACCACTTAACAAAAAAGAGAAATTTGGAATCGCTGCTAAAACATTATGGCCAGCAGTTGCTATGGGAACCGTAACAATTGTTCTTACAGTTAGTAATTGTAAAATCACAAGTAAAAAGACCGCTGCTCTTGCTGCTGCATATACTATTGCGAATGATAATTTCATTGGAATAAAGAATAAACTTACAGAAGTTGTCGGCGAAAAGAAAGCTACAGAAGTTGTTAAAAAAGTTGCTGCCGAAAAGGTTAACAAAAACCCACAATCACAGACAAATACTGCAAATAATATGATATTTGGAAGTAACGATGCCAGCACAAAGTTCTATGACGAACTCTCAGGAAGATATTTCTATTCAACTATAGATAAAGTAAATAGAGCCGTGAACACAATTAATCGTAATCTTATGGATGATTGCTATGTATCGTTAAATGACTTTTATGCAGAATTAGATAATGTTCCACCAATAACGCTTGGCGAAGAATTAGGATGGAATGTAAATTATGATGGCACAGTATCACCAATATTTACTCCGATCATAGATGATAATAATCAGCCTGTAGTTGTGTTATCGTTCGATATACGTCCTAGAAACTTTGATTGGGAGTAGTCGCATCATAAACACGCCTTATAATAGAAAGGAGTGAAGTTATATGAAAGACAGTATTGTAAAAGGCATTATTAGTATAACCAGTTCTTGCATTGCAGTTATAGCAGGAAGATTGGTAGCTAAGAAACTTGACAAAATTGACGAAAAGTAATTTCAAATTATTTGAGACCTTGTGGAAACACGGGGTCTTATTTTTTTTAATGGAGGACTTATATAATGATCAAAACTATAATTGCAAACGCCGTTAAAGATATTAAAGACGAAGTAAATAGCACGGTGACAGAAAAAAAGAACGAAGCAAAAACATATATTAAACCGGTACTGATTGGTATGTGTGTAGGAATCGTTATCGGGTATTCTATAAAGAAATATCCTGGTTTAATAGTTATCAAATAAAGGAGTCATACAATGGAAAAAACAACCTTAGATAAAAAATCGATAAAAGAAAAGAAAGAAATAAAAGCGGTAGTTAATGGAAAAGTTACAAAAAAGAAAAAAGGAATTGGTTCTAAAATAGGTGCTGTCCTGTTTGATGATAATAATGTCGGAGATGTTAAAGAATACGTCATTTTTGATGTTATTGTTCCTGCTGTAAAAAATGCCATTTCAAATGCTATAACTGGCGGAATAGACATGCTCTTATTTGGCGAGCGCCGATCGGATTCATCAAGATCCCGTGACTCTTATGGTTACACGTCGTATTCCAGCAGATCGACGAGCAGAAGAGATAGTAGTAGACAAGGTTATAGACGCCCATCATTATTTGAACTTGATGATATATTGTTACCAACTAAACTTGACGCTACGTCTGTTATTGATAATATGTTTAATATTTTAGACGAATATGGCGTAGTGTCGGTTGCCGATTATTATGCATTGGTAGGCGAGCCATCTAATTATCAAATGAATGCGTGGGGTTGGGAAAACCTCACTAATGTTTATACGCAGAGAACAAGATCTGGAGAATATAAAATAATATTACCTAAGCCTGTCAATATCAAATAGGTAATGTACTACAATAATGGAGGACTATAAAATGGACAAAATAAATATTGCTGCTTTTAAAGGTCGTGTATTTTGCACATTAATACAAACAGAAATGATAATGTCTAAAATTTCTGAAGATAATATTGTGGTTGAACAAACTAATGTGTACTCACCGATAAGATGTTACATTGATGTATCTACGGTAACGATTAAGGCTCTTAGAGAAGTTCTTAAGAGTATAAAAGAACTATACGACAGAGAGGATATTTCAAAAGAATTTGCTAACATGTTGTGCATTGATCTACTTGAAGGTAGTTTATCCGATGGAACAACATTATATGGCGAGCTTAACGAGATATTATCTATGCAGGAACTGTTAAACGACGTCATGGGAGCAATAATATGAAAAGCAATTACAAAGAGCATTGCAAATATTCTATAAGTAAATCAGAGCTAACTGAGATAATTGAATCCGAAGTCAATAAAAAACTTGATGATATATTTTTAGATGTATGCAAACAGATATTGCCACAATATTTGGCGATTGCATTATTTGAACTTAATACCGAGTTTGGTTTCGGAAAAGAAAGATTAAATAGGTTTAAAAATGGCATAGATGCGTATATGGAAATATCAAGAACAGATGGTTTTTGTGGAGAGGCATTCAATGCATTTAACGTTATGGAGGAGTTAAAGAAAAGATATGGTATTGAAATTAAAGACATTGATATTACGATTAAAGATTTGGAAAACAAAGACTAAATTGTCAAAAGCTGGCAAGGTTAAAAAAATTACAGAACACAAAGAATATCGTTGTATCATCAGAGACATTACAGATACGGCAAAATATGGACAGTTTTCAATTGAAAGGAAGATAATATCGGATTCAACTGTTAATAATCTTAGACAAGACGGTTTCGACGTAAGACATACGAATTTTAGCAATATATATGTAATATCATGGAGGACTATAAAATGATGAATATTGTATTAGAGCAGAGATATGTATTAGAAAACGCATTCACAGGAAGAGTCGTATGTAAGCCAGCGACTACTAAAGTATATTATTTTCTTTCTAAGTTTCATGCTATTCATTTTTTAAATGAGCGAAATCTTAATAAAGATAACTATAATATAGAAGGTAGGACAGTATATGTTAACAGAATATATTAAAGACTTACGTATAGCTAGTATAGAATATAATAGCATTGTTGATGGAATCGGTTTACGATACGTTATATTTACGCAGGGCTGTCCGCATCACTGTTTAAATTGTCACAATCCAGAAACTTGGGATTTTCGTAAAGGTCGCGTCGTAAACACTGATATGATAAAAGCACAAATTAAAAACGATCCATTACTTACTGGCGTTACATTTAGTGGAGGAGAGCCTTTTATGCAACCAGAACCTCTGATCGATATAGCTAATTTTGTTCATGAGATTGGTTTAACGGTATGGTGCTATACTGGTTTTAAATATGAGGATTTGTTTTCAACAGCAGCAAAAATGCACAAGGGATCAGAAATGTTACATCTGCTTGAATGTGTTGACGTACTAGTTGACGGTCCTTTTGAAAATGATAAAAAATCATACGAACTTAAATTTAAGGGCTCATCTAATCAAAGAATAATAGACGTTCAAAAAAGTTTACGAACAGGAACAATTATACTACTGGAGGGTATATAAATGAAAAACTTAAATATTGGAAAAGCTGTTTTGGTAATGGCAATCATTTTAATAGCGGCTTTTTTGGAAATAACATACATTGATAAAGCAATTAGTAAATTCGTATTTTACAGTTGTATGATAATACTTAACATTGTTGGGATACGAGCGCTGTGTTGTGAAAAGGAATAGGAGTATTATCATACTCGCATAAAAAAAACACGTGGTATAATGAAAGGGAAACCTTAAATCATTAACTAAAATTTATTATTAAAAAGGAGTATGATAATTATGAAAAAAGGATTTAAAGTTATACTTATTGGAGCAGTTTGCTTAACAATAGCAGGCGTTAGCTATAGTTTAGGAACTAATACTAAGAATGATACAGTAGAACAGACATCAACTATTAATGAAACTGAAATGACAACAGAAGACATTAGTAGGGAATGCGAGATTGCTGATCATGCATATAGTGTAGGTTATGAACAGGGCTATGCCGCAGCTAAGAACGACGCAATTGAACAGCTTCATAAAGATGTAGAAGATAACAAAATCTATATTGATGATGAATATCAGAAAGAACTTGATTTTAATAGTCAAGAAAATGAATGGTAAACCCTATAGACCTTGTGGAAACACGGGGTCTTATTTTTTTTTAATGGAGGAAATGTAATAATGAAGAAACGTAGTTGTGCGGGATTGATATTGGATTTTATATTAACAATTATGACTGGTGGGTTATGGTTAATATGGATTCTTATAAGATATTTAAGAAATAGTTGATTTAAAAAAGGGAGATTGAAACATAGCCCCTTATTTTTTTTTAATGGAGGAAATATAAAAAAAATGAAAACATACACTTTTATTATGGGACCGCAATTAAAAATGTCTTTTAAGGTTGGCGATCATCAGAGTATTGAGGTTACTCATCAAAATGGTGAGGATGGTATAATCATATATAATGATTTGTATCATAAAGAGGCATTACTAGAAATACAGTTTTACGATGATATTAAATATTATACGGGAACTTATAGACGATTTCATCTAACTTACATCGTAGGAAAAAATCCAGAAGCTTTTAACGCCACTATAAAAAATATAGCTATCCATACTGATGATATCAGTTTTGATTGTTACAAGATGACTTATAAGGAATTTTTCAAAACTATAGAATGGCTAGTTGAATCTATGGAACCTAATAAAAGATTTATATTTGAATATACAAATGAATATATCTCAAACAAACATGATGATGAAGTTGTAAAAGAACATGTTTCTGAGGACAATGTAAATCATCCATCCCATTACAAAACCGGTGAATTTGAATGCTTTGATGTTATGAAAGAGGCATTAGGGGATGATTCAGTAAAAGATTTCTGCATTGTAAACGCATTCAAATATATCTATCGCCATAAAAGAAAGAATGGTGTAGAAGATATTAAAAAGGCGAAATGGTATATTGACAAATACTTGGAATTGGAGGAAAATAATAATGATTAAAATGGAACACACAGTATCCGTAAATGCTGAACAGATGAGGTTTATAATTGAAGGGATGAGAAACCCTATGAATTCATGGAGCAAGAGCGATTCTGACTGGTTTGCTGTTTCTGATGAAGAAGATAAACATTCTGTTATTGAACATGATTCTGTAAACGATCTAGACTATCTTCTCGGACATAATGATTATGAATTAATGCGCAAGTTATCAATGGCTGGTACTGATCACAGAAAATTTATGAGGATGATTCCTGTATATGTTAGAATTACCGCTCCGTTATATTGGTGGAAAGAATTTGATACTTATAAAATCGGTACAGTTTCTAATAGTTGTAGTACGATGCATAAAATCACGAGTAAGGAATTTACAGAACATGATTTTAGTAATGACCATTTAGCGGATAGTGATGAGATATTTACTATTAAAAATAATGACGAGACAATGTGCAATGTTGACAGTACTGATATATTATGTTTATTGATCAATCTTCTTAATTATTATAGAAAAAAATATATAGAAACTGGAGATAAAGCTCACTGGTGGAAAATAATTCAATTACTTCCATCCTCGTATAATCAGACAAGAAATGTTATGTTGAACTATGAGGTTCTTGCTAATATATATAAATCTCGTAAAAAGCATAAGCTTGATGAATGGGTTGAGTTCTGCAAATGGATTGAAGGATTACCATATAGCGAATTAATAACTGGATAACATCGCATAAAAAAACACGAAGGGCGCAAGCACTCTCCATAAAACGAAAGCAGAAAGGAAAATGAAATGACTAAAACAGAAATTGAAACCAAAATATACTTCCTTAAAAGAACAATTGAAAACTGTGAAAATACAATCAAGGCAAACGAAAACGAAATTAAAAAGCTTGAGGCTGAAAAGGAAAAGCCTGTTTTTGAGAGAGTTGAAAAAGGTCTGCGCTATTACTGTGTAGAAGTTAATGAGCTGGGAGTAACGGTTGAACCTCACATCGATAATCGTTTGATTTTTAGTGATGCAATGTTTAAAAACAACAATTATTTCTTGACAAAAGAACGCGCCGAAGAAGTTGCGGATAAAATCAACTTTTTGCTGAAACTTGAAAGACTCCACGATACATTCTGCCCTAATCTGAATGATAAACGCAAAGCAAAATGGGTTGTGGTTTTTGATTATACCGAAAATAAATATGTATCGTACTGGAATCCTGTTACAGACAATCACACAATAGTTTATTTTGACAGTAAAGAAACTGCCGAACAGGTTTGTAAAATCCTAAACAAATAATAATTTTATTAATCACACTTTCGCATAAAAAACACGTGGTATAATGAAAGGGAGACCTTTACTTTAATTTATATTTACGGAGGATATTAACAATGAAAAGAAAGACTAAAAATATGATTATCGGCGCAGGAGTAATTGTAGTAGGTGCAATTGGTACATATGTTATTTGTAAAAAGATTAGAGACGTAGGAATAAAACCTGTGGTGGATTTTCACCAGACAGCGACTATTAATGCGGACGGATCTATTACTTATAGCCAGTATATACCAAAAAGCTTTATGAAATATTATCTTCGCCGCGCTGGAAGAAATGACAATTTCTTATGTGTTGTTGCGACAATTCCAAAAGATAAAATTACAGCAAGTAAGTAATTAAACCCTATAGACCTTGTGGAAACACGGGGTCTTAATTTTTTTAATGGAGGATTTAAAAAAAAATGGCAGACGATATAAGAACTGAAAAGTGGTGTGGACATGACATCCGTATAAGAACTGAAAAGTGGTGTGGACATGACATCCGTTTTATTGATAACAATGGCGAATGGTATGCTTTGTTGAAAGATATTTGTGATGCTTTGGAATTACAAGTCAAAGATATGTCTCATAGATTAGATCCTGATTTGGTTGAAAAAGTGCCAGTTGAAATAATGAGAAAAAGCATGAGGCCATTGAGTTACAAAACAAAAATTCACGACCTCGTGAAAAATAGCACTACCGTTTATATGCTTGCGGTCAATGAAATAGGTATTTATGAAGCATTATTTGCAAGCAGAAGATCAGAAGCACGTAAATTCAGACGTTGGACAGCATCTATTATTCAAAAACTTCGTAAAAGAGTAGGATTAGAACAGTATCAAGCTCTCGAAATTACTAACAAGGATGTTCAGGATCAGGTAGATGATATTCTTGATAGTTTGTTTTGGGACGAAGATAAAAAGAAAGTAATGATGTCAGTAACTGTCCAAGGTGGCGACGTTGAACAAATTCCATTTGAAGAAAATTAAACTAAAAAGGAGAACATGAAAATGAATGAAAAAGCAATAAATATTGTAAAAGGTTATATTTCGGAGCATTTTGATAAATCGGATAAGATGCCTGTTTTTGAAGTGTACATCGTTTGGAAATGTAAGGCTTTGCAGAACTGGAAATATCTCATTTCGTCAACGATACCTGATGGAATGTATTATGAACTTACATATAATGGCGATAAACAGGAATGGTATCTTGATGCATATAAAAAGTTTGAAAATAGAGTTATTAAAAATTAAAAAGGAGAATTAACAATGAATCGTTCCGTTACTATTAATTACACACCGGTGTATACAAATTTGCCTAATAATTGCAAAGTGTCATATGATTATCTTAACCCAGAGATTGTCACGTTTAATTTACCTATAAAAACAGATCTTGCTGCGTTTATGAGAAAATATGGTTTAGACGTTTTGAATGAGATTTACGGAAAGAGAGGACAATTAACAAATGTTTAAGGAAGAAATCGGAACTGCTGCTACATATGAAATGCTTGCTGAAGAATGTAGCGAATTAGCGCAGGCATGCCTTAAATATGCTCGTATATTAAGAGGAGAAAACCCAACGCCAAAAACACAGGCCGAAGTACTTAATAATATAATTGAAGAGTATACAGATGTAAGATTAGTGGCTAGTGATTTAGGTATTATATACGATAATAATATTGTTAGACACAAACTACTCCGTTTTGAAGGAAGAATTAATGAAAGGAAAGGACATGAAAATAAATGATACCATCCTCAGACGGTAATCATTATACTAGTGTAGAAGCAATGAGAGAATTTATAGCTAACTTTGATACCGTCAAAGTAACTCCTGTTATCCATGCAAAGTGGGAACCTGATGAAGAATCAAGTGTAGAAAAACCTTGTTACAGATGCTCCAATTGCGGAGCTGTGCTTGAAGAAGATTATAAATGGCATAATCATAATTTTTGTTATCATTGTGGTGCAAAAATGGATGGTGAAGAAAATGAAAACAGGATAGTAAATAATGAATAACAAGTATAATCAGGAATATGAAGATACTAATATATTAAACAATCGTTAATACTCGCATAAAAAACACGTGGTATAATAGAAAGGGAAACCTTTAATTTATATTTATGGAGGATATTAACAATGAAAATCAGAAAACAGTATTTAACGGTAACAGAAACAACAGATAAGGCTTATATAGCTCTTGATATGGAAAACCTTAATATACCGGCATGGAAAATTGATTATGTTATTGAGAAACTTAATGAAATCATGGACTGGGTTGTAGATATGGGAGAGAAAGATGAATCATTCTTCGAAAACCTTATTCCAGGATTAGAGAAAGTGACTATCAATAATGAGATCGAAACCATTGGTATAGTATGGGTATCTAATGATGACAGAGTTGTAGGAACTTTATATTATGGTACAGCTAGAGATTGTATGTTGGATATGGTTAATAGCGTAGACAAAATATAAGTAAACCCTATAGACCTTGTGGAAACACGGGGTCTTATTTTTTTAATGGAGGAAATGTAATAATGATACAGAAAAGAATAATTGATGCAGGTTTGGCAGAAGAGTTACATGTTGAAAGTAACACAAGGAAGGATCTTGGAGGAAAAACAAGAAATAATATGACAATATCAGTTCGTGGTATTGATGAGGATTTCTTGTATGATATTTTGGATTATATTGATGTGTACTCAAGAGAACGCTTAGATAAGATTAACAATAAAGGAGAATAATTATGAAAACGATTTATATAAAAGATGCTTGTTGCGGAATAAAAATTGAATGTCCTGACGAATATAGTTGTATGCTTATTAATGAGTATCATGACCAAGAAAGCATTTTAAGACTTACAAAACCATTGGTTCATAACAAAGACGCCCTTATGATAAATATTGTTTTTAATTCGATCGGATCAGTTGCTGATAGTCGAAATTGTCGTATCAATATTTCGGAACATTCATATATTATGAAAAATCATAAGACTAACATTAAGTCGTATCATTGTTACTCGATTAGCAAGCCAGGTATTAATGTTAAATATAATTATCAGGATGATGAATATTTAACGGATCAGTTAGAACCAATCAACGCAGTGTTAAACAATCATGGAGTTAAAATAGAGACTTGGTTTATAAGATCCGATATAGCATGCTCAAAAATGGTTTGGCCAACAGTAGGAGAGCATTCAACATATGTGAACGAAATTAAAAATGTTTATCCATTAACTGACCGTGAATTGAATCGAAGAACAAGAGATAGAATAAATTTTACATGGGGATCTTCCAATATTTGGAACGAACTTAAAACTATTTGTTCGTTAACGGATAGCGAACTGATTAGTAAAAAGAACAGCAAAGAGGCATATAATAAACGTATATTCTTAGAAATAAAAGATATTATTATAAATGATCCGGCTACAATTATATTATGGAAAGATGGAACTAAGACAGTAGTTAAATGTCAGCCTGACGATACATTTGATCCGGAAAAAGGTATTGCTATGGCTATATTAAAGAAGTTGTACGGTAACGGCGGTTTTTATAAAGATATTTTTGAACCAGCCATTGAAAAATACGAGCTTAAAAAATTATTAGAAAAGAGTAAGAAACATGTGGTTACGAAGAACTAAAAAAAACATCCTGTTAAATGATATCACCTATTTGTATGCTCTCAATTGTTTATATCCTGGCGAGAGAGCAAATCAAGCTAAGGATATTTTAGAGTTAATGGCTGATATTTTAGATGGAAAAAACGGTGTCGAATCTGTTGTGAAAGCTGCTGTTGAGGCTACTAAAGGAAATACGGAAGATCCAATGATAGCTACCTCGCATAAAAAACACGCCTTATAATAGAAAGGAGTTGAACGATTATGACAAAGACAGCTAAAATTATTATTGGTGCTAGTTTAGTCGTTATCTCTACAGTAATGACAGCTGTAGGAATAAAGGCACATAACACTAAAGTAACAAATATGATTGTCGACAAAATCGAAAAACCTGTTGAAAACAATTAAAAACTAATTTGAAAAGGGGCTTGAAACATAGCCTCTTATTTTTTGAAAGGATGTATTTACATGAAATTTAATTTAATGAACACCTTAAAACATGCATATGGAACTGTTAAATTTGCAGCTAGAGAACATGCTCCTGCCATTTGTTTAGTTACTGGCGTTGGTTGCGTTATTGCTGGTACAGTTACTGCTTGTATAGCTTCTACAAAACTTGGAGATGTTGTTGATAATGCTAAAACACATCTTGATAATATTAATTCTGCAATTGATAACGGTTATGTAATGGACAAAGATGAAGAAGGAAATGATATAAAAGTTCCTATCAATGAGGATGAATATTCTAAAAAAGATGCTCAAAAGGATAAACTCATCGTGTTCGCTAATGCCGGTGGTAATATTATAAAAAAATATGCTCTCCCAGCAACCCTCACTGCCATTGGTATTGTTCTTATTTGTCATAGTCATAAAATTATGTCAAATCGTCTTGTAGGTGCTACAGCGGCGTATGAAGGATGTAGAGAAGCATTTAAGAGCTATAGAAATCGTGTTAAAGAAGAATATGGTGAAGAAAAGGAACGAGAACTGTACTATGGATACAAAAAAGTGTCCTCTGTTGATCCTGATAGTGGTGAAATAAAGGAAGAAGTAAAATATAGTCCTGATAGATATGAAAATACATTTTTCTTTACAGAACGAACATCTAAAGAATGGGAACATAGCTCTAGTTATAATAAAGTAACCATTAAAAATATTGAAAATCAGGCTAATGATCGATATAATACGTATGGATATGTAATGCTGTTTGAGGTTCTTGATATGTTAGGCATGGATAGAACTCCTGAATCGTATATGCTTGGTTGGAAGAAAGGTAACGGTTCAGATTTTATATCGTTCGGTGTATTCGAAGGATTTGATCCTAGAAACCAGGAATTTATAAATGGTCTGTCTAAAGATTGTGTATTGCATTTTAATGTTGACGGTATTATTGGTGATATTGGTAACGTTAAAATACACGGACCATATAACTTTAAAGACTAGATATTTTTAATATAATTGGAGGACTTAATATGACATTTGAAACTATAATAAAGGTTGTATTACCATTCGCAACAGGAGTAGCGTTTGGTGTTATTGCTAGCCGTAAATATAATGAACAAAAAGCATTGGACAAGTATCAAGAAGACTTAAACGAGGCCGAGAAACTTAAGAAAAAATATGAATATCTTATAAAAGAAGCTTCTGAGTTAGATGACGATGTGGCGGATGTTAAAGAGGAAACACCTAAGGATGAGGTATATAAAGATGATAACTCAAAAATGCATGATGATGAAGAGATATATAATGAATATTATGAAAGTAATAGGAAACCGCTTCCGCATGTAGAATTAAGATCCGTTCTTCCAGAGTCAGTTAAAAACTTTACAGATGATGAAATAGATAAGATTCGTTGCCATACTCCGATATACATGGGTAATAGTGGATGCTATCTTGACGAAAATGGTGATGATATATTTGAAATAGTTGACGACGAAGGACTTGAATTTCACACTGTATATCCTGGATTTATTGATGATTTTCTTGGTTATGATATAATAAACGGCTCATATGATGATAAAATAAACAAACTTTATAACCAATATGACGAAGAACTTCCAATAGATGACGTTGGAGAGGATGCTATGGCGGCGTTTTTAAATAAATATGGTGATTGTATGCAGCCGATATTCGTTGTAAACAAGTATCAGGGAATCATTTATAGCATTAGAAATGGCTCAGAACGTGAATATTTTGACAATTTTTGGGATGAATCACTTGAAGTACCCACAGAAAATGCTTATAAAAGGTGTTTAATGGGCATAAAAGGCGACACAAATTTGTATGAGGAGGAGTAATTTATGGATTTATCGGGAATAATACCAACAAAAGCAGATAAATATAATAAATATTACGATTTTTTAGTCAATTTTTTGAATCCTGACTGGAAATTAAAGACAGATGATATGGTAAAAAGCCATTCGTTGTTATTAAAAACACTTTTTGAGAAGGATTTTTATTATTTAAACGACTTAGATGCTAATAGAGCGTCTGATGGTATTACATTACGTAATATATATACGAGTTATAACGATGATTGCAATGTTCCAGATGGAAATTGTAGTGTTTTAGAGATGTTAATAGCTCTTTCTGACCGTATTGAATACCAAATTATGTCTGACGATACTTATGGTGACAGAACTAGTTTGTGGTTTTGGACGATGTTGGAAAATTTAGGTATCAGTTTTATTGATGATGACAAATATAATGGAGAAAGTAGGTCATTTATTGACTCTAAAATTCAAAAATGGCTTGATAGACGATTTGATAAAAACGGAAATGGATCGATTTGGACGAAAATACCATCAAAAAATTCAGATAAACGAGACTTTTTAAGTTTGGATTATTGGATGCAGGCCAATATCTGTTTAAATGAAGCATATTAATAGACCAAAATTGCCTCCTTTTAGAGCATTTTGACGCCATTTTTTTTTGGCGTTTTTGGCGTTTTTGGCGTTTTTTGACTATTTTCAACGGAAAAGGTGGTACTAGAGTGGCACTAAAGTGCCTCCTTTGACGCCATTTTTGATGGTCTAGACGCCAAAAAAAAATACCGTTTTTGGCGTCTCAGGGGGCACTTTTTTGGCGAAAAAGGGAGGCAATTTGCCACCTTTAGGGGGCAAAAATGGGCACTTTTTAAGGGTTTTTGTGGTTTTTTGTACTTTTTTCCTATTATTTTTATTATTTTGACGCCAAAACGCCAAAAAATAAGGTAAAAAAAAAAGTTTCTGGAAAGTGATTTCTATAGAAAAGTTTTTTCATTTTAAACGCATTTTTGGCGTCAACGATATTTTTCAAAGAAAGGAGGCCTGTTTTAGTGAATTTTGTTAATATCGAAGAAGTAAATAATAAAGGCAATATTATACTTAGACCCGCCTTTATATTAACAAACAATTCGGAACTAATAATTCAAGGTAATGCGTTCTTTGCTTTCTATGATTCAGATACTGGTTTATGGAATAAAAATTTAATGGACCTCTATACTAAAATAGATGAGCTAATGGATGCTCGAAAAAGTGAGCTAGTCTCTCTTAATAAACCAGTGCTTGTCGAATACATGCGTAATTGTCGAAATGATTCCGTCAATTCGTTCAACAGGTTTGTAAAATATCAAGGCATAAATAATTATAAGGATTTCGATTCAAAAATAATGTTTGATATTGATACACCAAAGAAAAACGATTATTGTACACATAAGTTGTGTTATCATATGACAGATACACCGTGCCAGAACTGGGAGCATTTACTAACGACCTTGTATGATGATGACGAGGCAAATAAAATTCGGTATATTATTGGATCTATTATTTCTGGAGACAGTATAACTAATCAAAAGATATACGTTTTCTTTGGCGATCCTGGAACTGGTAAATCTACAATACTTAATATAATAGAACAGATGTTTGACGGTTACTGTTCGCATTTTTCAGCTAAAGATATTGGCTCTGGAAAAAATCAATTCGCGACGAGTTGGCTAAACAAAAATCCATTGATCGCAATTCAACATGATGGCGATCTTTATAATATCATGGATAATACAATACTTAATCAGATTGTATCTCATGAAAGTGTTGAGGTTAATGAAAAATATAAATCAACATATTATATAAAACCTAAATGTACATTGCTAATGGGAACAAATCGACCTGTAAAAATAACTGATTCTAGAGCAGGCATGATACGAAGACTTGTAGATATTCATCCAAGTAATAGAAAGCTTTCTATAGACGATTATAATACTACTATGAATGCAATTGCATTTGAATATGGTGGCATCGCAAAACATTGTTTGGATTGGTATAATCAGAATAAACATATTTATGATGGATATCGACCATTAATGATGATTTCCGCTACTAACAATATATTTGATTTTCTTCAAGAAAACATTTACGTATTAAAAAAACAGGATGGGACAGCAACCTTACAACAATTATACGAGATGTATAAAGAGTATTGTGACGATTCTAATGAAACGCCATTAAAGAAAAAAGAATTTAAACTTGATGTGAGTGCATATTTTGAAGATTTTCTTTTGTCGTCGACAATCACAACAGACGATTCACGCCACACTGCTAAAAACGTGTTCAAAGGTTTTAAATATGACATGATACTTGGAAAGGAGAATAACAATGAAAATAATATTGATTCTGATAGTAGCGGTTGTAATATTGATGTGGTCACTCCTGGATGGTTAATATTAACCGATCATGACACATCAATATTAGATGATATACTTAAAGACGAGCCTGCACAAGAAGCTATATCTGTAGATGGTTCTGAACGACCTAAGTACAAATGGCAAACAGTAAAGAAAACGTTAAAAGAAATAAATAATAAAGTGGTTCATTATGTCAAAGTTCCATTACAGCACATTGTGATCGATTTTGATATTAAAGATTCCGATGGCAATAAATCTATGTCCGAAAATTTAAAAGCCGCATCGTGTTTTCCAGAGACGTATGCAGAGTGTAGTAAAAGTGGCAATGGATTACATCTTCATTACATTTACGATGGGGACGTAACCAAACTTTCTCGCATATATTCTCCCGATATAGAAGTCAAAGTATTTACTGGTGATTCGTCTCTAAGAAGAAAACTTACCAAATGTAACGATTGCCAAATTGCCACAATAGCTTCTGGTTTGCCAATAAAGGAGGACTATAAAGTGCTAAGTAAATTTGTTGTTAAGAATGAAAAGCAACTTAGAACAATGATTCTGCGTAATCTGAACAAAGAGTATCATTCTTATACAACACCAAGTGTTAGTTTTATTTTGAAATTATTAACCGACGCGTATGATTCTGGAATAGAATATGACGTATCTGATTTATATCAAAGCGTAAATAACTTTGCGATGAATTCAAACCATCAAGCATCTACCTGCTTAGATATGGTTGCGCAGATGAAATTTAAAAGTAAACACGAAGATATTGTTATAAATGACATTCCGTATAAAGATGATATTATTATATTCTATGATGTCGAAGTGTTTAAAAACGTATTTATATTATGCTATAAACGTTCTGGCGAAGAGAATAAAGTTATAAAATGCATAAATCCAACTCCAGAAGTTATTGAAGATTTATGCAAATATAAACTCATAGGTTTTAATAATAAAAATTACGATGATCATATTTTATATGCGCGAATTTTAGGATATGATCCATCAATGCTTTATAAATTGAGTCAGAAAATTATAAATACAGAGAAAGGAGTAAAAGATAATGGTAAATTCCGAGAAGCATATAATTTAAGTTATACCGATGTATACGACTTTTGTGCTAAAAAACAGTCTCTTAAAAAATGGGAGATTGAATTGGGTATTCATCATATGGAAAATGCATATCCTTGGGACGAACCTCTTGACGAAAGTCATTGGGAAGAAGTGGCTAACTATTGTGCAAATGATGTACTTGCTACAGAAGCCGTTTATAATGCGCGTATCGGAGATTTCGTTGCGAGAGAAATTTTAGCAGATCTGGCCGACGGTAGTGTAGGAATGAGCACAAATTCTTTATCTACCAAATTTATATTTGGAAATAATCGAAAACCACAAAATGAATTTTGTTACAGAGACCTGAGTAAACCAGTATATTCGTTAGAACCAGATGTAGAATCATTTCTGAGAGAACATTTTCCTGAGATGATGTCAATTACACATGGCGAAGACAAAAGCATACTTCCATATTTTCCAGATTATAAATTTAATCCATATGCAGCGAATAGTAAAGAAAAGAGTATATATCGAGGAGAAAATGTTGGAGAAGGTGGTTTAGCACAAGGAAAACCAGGAATATATTATGATCTTGCATTACTTGATGTCGCATCTATGCATCCTCATTCTTGCATGAGCGAATGTTTCTTTGGCCCTAGATATACTAAAAAGTATTGGGAGATTGTAAACTCACGTATTTTGATAAAGCATGAGGAGTATGATAAACTTCCAGACTTTCTCCAGAAATATGTAGATTTGATAAAGACCGGTAAAATAAATAGCGGAGATTTGTCGCAAGCATTAAAAATTGTAATAAATTCTGTATATGGTCTTACTAGTGCATCTTTTCCTAACCCATTTAAACTCGATGCAAATGTGGACAATATAATTGCAAAACGCGGTGCATTGTTTATGATTGATTTAAAAAATGCTGTACTTGAAAGAGGCTTTGATGTCGCTCATATTAAAACGGATAGTATAAAGATACCAAACGCTACTCCAGAAATAATAGAATTCGTTATGAATTTTGGAAAAATGTATGGCTATACATTCGAACATGAATGCACGTATGATCGTATGTGTTTATTAAATGATGCCGTATATATTTGTAAATATGCTACTGAAGAGCGATGTAAACAATTATATGGATACGCGCCAAAAGATAATAAAAAAAGTGGTGGAACTTGGCATGCCACTGGAACCCAATTTCTTGAACCATATGTATTTAAGAAATTATTTTCTCATGAAGAGATCGTATTTGAAGATCTGTGCTTACCAAAAGAAGTTAAGAGCCCTGCTAAAATGTATGTTGATTTAAATTATAATTTACCAGATGTCACTAATGATGAAAAATTGTTAGTCAAGTATAAAACTCAACTTAAGAACAATAAAATTAACGAAACTGAATATTCTAAGCTGGAAAAAGAACTTACTGACAAGATAAAAGAAGGACATAATTATAGATTCATTGGTAGAATCGGAAACTTTGTACCAGTAATTGATACATTTGATGGAGGTGGACCTTTGGTAAGAAGTAAAGACGGTATTAAATATGATTCGGTTACCGGAACCAAAGGATACAGATTCGCAGAAGCACAGTTGGTTAAAAATAATTATGAAAATATGATTGATTATTCATATTTTGAAAAATTAGTAAATGATACAATCTCGGACATATCGGAACTTGGAGATTATAATTCATTTATAGAGTAGAAAGGATAATAAAAATGGAAACAAAAATCAGCTATAATGGAAAATATATATTTGTAGAAAATGCAAGAATAATATTCAGAAATTTTGCAGGAGAAGAAAGAAAATTCAATCCTGCTGGAAATAGAAATTTCGGTCTTAGATTAACGCCCGATCTTGCAGATGGTTTGCTTAGTGACTTTCCGACACTTAATATTAAGCAGCCTCCAGTAAAAGAGGACGGTTCAGAATCATATCCTCATGTAATTGTAAAAATTAGTACAAAAAATAGATGCCCAGAAATATATAAAATAAGAAATCATAGACAGATTGAACTCACTGAAAGAACAATAGGAACATTAGACAATGATGATTTCGATAATATTGATCTGATATTGCGTCCTTATGAATGGGAAGTTAACGGTAAGACTGGTGTTACATTATATTTACAGAAGGGTTATTTTACAATAGCAGATGATATCTTCAGTAAGAAATATGCATCATTTACATCCGAAGATGATGTTGATGACGAATATGTACCATTCTAATAAAGGACATGAACGATGGTAAAACTATATCCTCATCAAAGAAAAGCTATCGATGAACTTCATAATGGTTGTATACTACAAGGGGGGACAGGCTCTGGAAAGAGTCTTACCTCTTTATGTTATTATTATGAAAAGATATTAAACGGCTCATATACAGATCTTCGTTTACCAACAAAAAAACAAGATTTATTAATAATAACAACCGCTAAAAAAAGAGATTCTAGAGAATGGATAGATGATCTGTTTAAGGCGGGCTTTGGAATAAAAGACGATTATGTAGAAGATTTTGATATACACGTAACGATTGATTCATGGAATAACATAACAAAATATGAGAATGTTAAAAATTTATTTATTATATTTGATGAACAAAAAATAAGCGGCTACGGAAAATGGTCTAAAACTTTTATAAAGATGTCAAAATATAATGAATGGATTCTACTCAGCGCTACTCCTGGTGACACTTGGTCAAATTATATTCCAGTGTTTATAGCGAATGGCTTTTACCATAACAAAACAGAGTTTAATAATCGGCATGTTGTGTTTAAACCATATATGAATTATCCAGTTATTGATCACTATATTGATATAAGTAGATTAATTCGATATCGAGACTTTATAACTGTTAAAATGGATTTTGTTAGGGAAACTAAACAAATACATAAATATATAACCGTAGATTATGACAAGCATAAATATTTTGATACCTTAAAAAATCGGTGGGATTATGACACTAACGAACCAATAGAAAATATATCATCATTGTGTGCAAAACTTAGAAAAATAAGCAATTCGTCAGAAGATAGGATTCTTGCTTTGAAATCTATAATTGAGAATTTAGATAGAGGCATTATATTTTATAATTTTGATTATGAATTAGTTCTTATACGCCGGTTGCTAGAATCGATCGATAAACCATATGCCGAATGGAACGGTCATAAACATCAAAAACTACCAGTTACTAAAAATTGGATATACATAGTAAATTATGCCGCTGGAAGTGAAGCATGGAACTGCGTAACCACTGACACTATAATATTTTTTAGTCAGACATATTCGTATAAATCGTTAATACAATCGTGCGGTAGAATAGATAGATTAAACACCCCATATAAAGAATTGTATTATTATCATTTAATATCTTCGTCACCAATCGATAAAGCAATTCAGAAAAATTTAAAAAATAAAAAAGAATTTAATGAAAATAAATTTATGAAAGGAGTATATTCGTGATAGAAAAAGTCTATCCTAAAAACAAGAGATATTCGGTAAGATCAGATGGAACTATATTAAACAATGCAGGAATTCCTCTTCATCCTGACATGAGTTCAGGAAAACCTAGAGTAACGCTATCTGAGAAAGGGCGTCGACATAGATTATTAGTGTCAAGGGTCGTTGCCGAAACATACTTTGAAGATGTTGCTGAAGATGATTGGATCTGCCATATCGACAGAAACCCATGCAACAATTCGGTATATAATTTGTCAATAAAGAAACGATAAATAATTACAAAGAGGCATTAGCATTTAAAACCTAGTGTCTCTTTTTTCGCAAAAATAATAAAAAGTGCCACCGTACAAAAAACATGGGGTATAATGGAAGGGAAAGGATAGAATGTGCCTGTTTTATCTTTTTATTTTTTTTTTTTGGAGAAACATAATGAAAGAAACCGTATTTCAAAAATCTATAATCAATGATTTGAAACGACGTTTTCCAGGAATAATTATATTAAAAACGGATCCTAAATATTTACAAGGAGTCCCTGATTTATTAATTCTATGGAATAATAAGTGGGCAGCTTTAGAGGTTAAAAAATCTAAGAATGAACACCATCAACCAAATCAGGATTATTATGTTTCTAAATTAAAAAAGATGTCATATGCATCATTCATATATCCGGAGAATAAGGAGGACGTATATAATGATCTGGAACAAACATTACAACATGAATAATAAGCATGCTTTTTTATCAGGCTCAAAATATTCATGGCTTAATTATGATGACAAGAAATTAGTTGATACATATAACAATTATCTATCGGTACAAAAAGGAACCGAACTGCATGAATTAGCAGCTAGTTTAATAAAACATCAAATAAAATTACCAAGAATAGCAGCTACTCTTAACCAATACGTTAATGATGCAATTGGGTTTAAATTAACGCCGGAACAATTATTATACTATTCGGATAACTGTTTTGGAACTGCGGATGCTATTTCTTTTAGAAAAAATTTCTTAAGAATTCATGATTTAAAAACGGGCATAACTCCAGCTCATATGGAGCAACTTGAAATATATGCTGCGTTATTTTGTTTAGAGTACAACGTTGATCCTAGAAAAATAGATGTTGAATTACGCTTATATCAAAATAATGATAAATTCATATTAAATCCAGAACCTGATGACATCTTGGATATAATGAGTAAAATAAAGCACTTTTCGTCGATTATTGACGATATTAATAATGATTTTATAGAATAGGAGCAGACAAGTAATGGACAATACTCTTTATGAAAATTTCTTAGCCCATATAGGAGTAAAATATAAAAGTGGCCGTTACGAATACGGCTCTGGTGAAAATCCATATCAGCATGATCCACATCATGTTTTAAAAAGAGCTAGAGAATTAAAAGATGCTGGCATGGATGAAAAAACAATCGCTAACGAATTAGGATTGACAACAACGTCTTTAAGAGCAAACATAGCAATTGCCGATAAAGAAGAAAGAATGTCAAAAATAAACCAAGCTATTAAATTAAAAGAAAAAGGAATGTCAAACGTAGCTATTGGTGAAAGAATGGGCATTAATGAATCTTCAGTTCGTGCATTATTAAATCCTAGTTATCAAGCGAGAACTAAAGCATTGACTGCTACTGCTGATGCTTTAAAAGAAGAAATGAAAAATAAAAAATATCTTGATATAGGCAAAGGAAGCAACATAGCCTTAAATGTAACAGAAGACAAATTAAAAAAAGCAGTTGAAATGTTAAAAATAGATGGCTATCAAGTAATGTATTTAAGTGTTAAGCAGGGTGGAACTGGACATAACACATCGGTGAAGGTTCTTGTTCCTCCTGGAACAGATTACAAAACACTGTATGCAAATCAAGATAAAATAAAGACAATTGGAGGTACATATGTATCTCAAAAAGAAAACGGAGATCCTACTATAAGAAAAATAAAACCGCCAGTATCTGTAAGTTCGGATAGAGTAAAAATAAAATATTATGAAGATGGAGGCATAGATAAAGACGGTGTAATTGAAATACGAAGAGGATTAAAAGATTTAGATTTAGGAGAATCTAGATATGCTCAGGTTCGTATTGCAGTAGATGGAACGCATTATCTTAAAGGTATGTGTATGTATTCTGATGATCTTCCTAAAGGCGTAGACATACAATTCAACACCAATAAACACAAGGGTACTCCAAAAATGGAAGTGCTTAAAAAAATGAAAGATGATCCTAATAATCCATTCGGTGCAACTATAACTCGTCAAAATTATTATGTAGATAAAGATGGCAACGATGTACAGGGTGTACTTAATATAGTCAATGAAGAAGGTTCATGGGGACACTGGTCAAAAAATCTAGCATCTCAGATGCTTAGCAAACAGACAAATGCATTAGCAAAAAAACAATTGGATTTAAAATACGACTCAATGGTAGATGAATACGAGAAATTAGCGTCCCTTACTAATCCTGTTGTTAAACAGAAATTATTAGAAACCTTTGCTGATAATTGTGATGCTAGTGCTGTACATTTAAAAGCCGCGGCTATGCCTAGACAAGCTTCTCATGTAATATTACCCTTTGATGATATAAAAGATACAGAAATATATGCTCCTAATTATAGAAACGGCGAGAAAGTAGTTCTTATACGATATCCACATGGCGGCCGTTTTGAAATACCTGAACTTGTTGTTAATAACTCATCAAAACAATCTGCTGATCGACTTATACATAATGCAAAAGATGCGGTTGGTATATCAGCTCGAGTTGCGGAACGATTGTCAGGTGCCGACTTTGATGGTGATTCTGTGCTTGTAATTCCTAATAACACAGGCGCCATAAAAACAGCAAAACCACTCGAAGGGTTGGAAGGATTTGATCCTAAAGAACGTTATCCTCATTATGATGGAATGACTAGAATGACACCAAAACAAAAGCAAGCTGAGATGGGAAAAGCATCTAATTTAATAACTGACATGACAATAAAGGGTGCCACTCCAACTGAACTTGCTCGAGCAGTACGTTATTCAATGGTAGTTATCGATGCTGAGAAACATTACCTTAATTACAAAGCAGCATATAAAGACAATCAGATATCCGAACTTAAAAAGAAATATCAAGGCGGCGTCCGCGCTGGTGCTAGTACACTACTATCTAGAGCAAAATCTCCTGAATATGTTCCTGACCGCAAAGCTCGATATAATATTAATCCAGAGACTGGAGAAAAAGAATATATAGAAACTCACGCCATGTCATACAAACCTAAATTTGATGAAGAAGGAAATATAGTAGCATGGGATGCGAAAAAAAAGACTATCAAGTCCACTAAAATGGCAGAACATGACCCATATGAATTATCATCAGGTACTCCAATGGAAGAAATATATGCAAATTATGCTAGAAGAATAAAAGACTTAGGTAATAGGGCCCGTAAAGAATATATAAATACTCCGTCTATGGTAAAACATCCAGAAATGACAAAAGAATACGCAAATGAAGTTGAATCTTTAAACAATAAATTATTAAAAGCGCAAGCTAATGCTCCTAGGGAGCGTCAGGCGCAGATCCTTATGAACCAAAAACTTTTGGCATATAGAGAGAGTCATCCAGATGCAGATAAGGATGACATAAAAAAAGCAACGGGGCAGTATCTTAGAGAAGCACGAGAAACGACTGGTGCTGCGAAAGACCGAGTATATATAACTGATAGAGAATGGTCTGCTATTCAAAAAGGAGCTATAACGACTAATAAACTTAAAGAGATACTTAATAATGCAGACCTAGATAGAGTTAGAGATTTAGCAACACCAAAAACAATTACTGGAATGACTACGAATGAGATCTCAAGAGCTAAAAAGATGCTTAAAAATGGTTACCCACAATCAGAAATTGCGGATGCCTTAGGAGTTTCTATATCAACATTGCGAGATAATAACATTGTTTGAAAGGAGTTTGATGTTAAATGATGTTGACAACAACTGACAATCCATACAATCCTTTTACGCAATTTGATTTGTGGTTTCAGTTTGACATTTCAAAAGGTTATGATACTTGTGCATTCATTGATCGAGTTGCAAACACTTCTGATGAATTAACTGATAAAGAAAATGACAAAGAAATTGAAAACGCAATGAAAGAAATTGCAAAAGAAAATGTTCTTGGAATTTATAAACTTGTTGAGGAATAAAAATAAAAATAAAAATAAAAATAAAAACAAAAACAGAAGTGAATATAATATAAATATGACCTAGGGGGGGGGGTCAAAAGTGAATATACCCCTCCTTTTTAAGATCGGAA